GAAAATATCAACGCCGAAGTCGCAAAAGAAGTAGTCAATCAGGAAATAATTTACATGAACAAGACAATTAATAATCGTTATCAAACTAAATTGGCTCAGGAGTCTCAGTTACTTCCGAGCAAGGAGTTATAATGGCTGGGGCGAGCGATTTATTGAACTATTCTGGGAATATGGATTTATCTAATAGACCCATTGTTATAAATCCAGATAACTCTTATAGCACTTTACGGTCGATGACTTTTAAGGAGGGTGGTAAACATATCTTGATACCTACGATAAGTGAAGAAGGTAAAGTAATGAATAGACAAGAAGCCATAGACTATTATCATACAAAAAATAAATATTTGGGGAAATTTGATTCGCCAGAAGAAGCCAATAGTTATGCTTTAAAATTGCATGAAGCTCAAAAAAAATATTATCAGCCAGAAGATGATGTAATTTGGAATGGGGGGGTTCCTGCGAATAGGAACGTATATTTCAATTCCTCATATTTCCCCTCTATGGATTGGAGTTCTTTATTAAATATAAGAGGTAAATAATGCCGCAAATGTTACATAGTTTAAGCGACCAGATAATGCAGGAGCAAATGAAGAAAGGCAAGAGCCCGAAAGCCGCCGAGTCGAGTGCGTGGGCTATCGCTTCTGCAGCTTTACAGAGAAACGGGTACCTTAAAAAGGGCACGAATAAATTGACTAAAAAAGGTCAAAATTATAAAAAGGATAAATAATGGCTTCAACTTTTGCAGAATTATTTAGCGATTTCAGGGAGAGCGTGATTTCCTATACTGAGAAGCTCGACATAACCGAGAGGGCTTTCATGCGTTCTTATACAAGAGGTATGCAAAACTTTCAAAGAGAAGTCGAACTTGTGGACGGATTCAGCACTTTGAACAGAGATATAGTAGACGACGTATTTTACGCTCCTGACGATATGCTGAGGATGGTAGCACTGAAAGATAGTAGCGATAAAACTATTTTACTCCAAGGACACACTCAATTCCAGAGGGATGTCGAACTTTATCCTTTAGGTCATCAGGAAGCACCTGCGGCTTATAGTCAAAGGCTTGACAGGCAACCGATAGAATTAACCTTTTCGACTGCCGACGGAATAAGAACTAACGTGACTAAAACTGCGAGAATAGCGACAATCTGGCAAAATGTAATAACTATTTATCCAGACTTAGATGATTTGACGCTTTCTTTATGGTATGTTCCAGATATACAGGCGTTTTCCAAAAATAGTTCACAGTGGGCAGATTTCTTTTTAACTGAGGTTGCTTTTGACACAGAGTTTCAGACAGCGTCGCTGACGCAAAGGCTTGCTCCTTATGAGAACACATTTTTAAATTATGCTATTGCAGACTACATAAGAAGTAAAGGTAGTGCAAATTACAAGGTTTTTGAGGATTGGTACTTAAAAGATGTTGAGAGGGCAAAAATTAACAAGCCCACTTACAATAAAGGTATGACAAGAAGTTATTTTTTATCACCAGTTAATCATTAAAAATGGCAAAATTTGACATATCGACCCCATTGAGTAAACAGTTGCAAGCTCTGTTCCCGCAGACAGATGTGGCATCGGTTGCATCTGCACTTGTGCAGCCCACATGGAAAGTGCCTTTGAAGGAACCGCAAAATATTCTTCCTGCGGCTCCTGTAAGTTCAATGATTCAACAACCTCAATTACCAAGATATGACCAGTTTAACGATATTGTGGATAATGCTTCGAGCACTTACGGAGTACCCGCAAGCCTAATAAAAGGTGTTATTCATAGTGAGTCAGGGGGAAATCCGAGAGCGATGAATCGGAGCTCTGGGGCTAAGGGGACGATGCAGTTAATTGACTCTACTTTTAAGTGGATGGGGGGAAAGAATCCCTATGACCCCGAAGACAATATTATGACAGGCACTAAATATTTGAAGTATTTGCTCGATAAATTTAACGGGAATACGGATTATGCGATAGCCGCCTACAATGCGGGACCTGGCAACGTCCACAAATACGGCGGTGTACCGCCTTTTGGACAGACGCAGGCGTACTTAAAGAAAGTCAAAAATTACATGGGGCAATATAAATAATGGGATACGGTAAAATAAATATAATCAAATTCGAGGGACTCAACAATGCAATGGCGGCAGAGTTGATTCCCGACGGTTATTCGAGGGATATTGTCAATTTGAGATTGGATAAAATCGGAAAACTCGGAACAAGGAATGGTTATTTATATGGATTATTGAAAAGGGCACCGCAGGCAACGACTTCTGATAACATAAAGAAAACAGTAGATACCTATATATTTAACTGTGGGATTGTTGGGATTGGGGAAATCTCTTTATCTCATAGGTGGGAAGCATTCGATACGGACAGATTTATGGTTTATGCTTTAAGAGGTCTGGAAATCGGGGAACCCGCCGAACTATATACCGAAGATGTGAGACCGACTCCAACGAGTTTAGAAGATACTCAAAATAATTATCTTGCATTTCTATTTAGTCCATTGTCGGGGAAGTATAAAAATCAGGTTCTATATTACAGCCAGACATCAAAACATACTCCAGTATCGGATACTATGAATGTTTTTGATGGAGTAGATGCAGAACCAAAAGGCAAAAATGAGATTTTAAATCAACTTTATGCCCCTAACAGAAATTTACCAGGTTACGTTGATATTGATAAAAGTGTTTTACCGACCTATGCAGTCAAAGCACCTGCTTTACATCATGACGAGTCTTATATTGTAACCAGCGATACGCTTGTAATACAAAGAAATGCTCACCACATAACGGCTTTAAATTCAGTCATAACTTTTACTGGCGGTTCTCCTTTGGTCGCAGTGCAGGATTTTGTTGGGATAACCCAGGGGATGAACATTACTTTTTATTCTTCGGGGACTCTGCCTCCTGAAATTAATGATGTCGATACTTATATAGTCAATTCAATAGTTGGCACAAGCGTTGAGGTCGACAACGGATTTGGTTCACCGATAACCTTTAGCACCGCAGGAACTGGGGAAGTCAAAATGTACTGGTCTATTATAGAAGTAAATCCCAGTCAGCAGGAAACCTATACAAAAGGTGAGACTTTCTTAGGTGGAATAGATGATGAAGTGCTTTCGGGGACTTACACTAAAACAGTGACCGAAGACTACTGGAATTATCAATATATCCAAATGAAGCAATACAGGGACAGATTGATAATTTCAGACAGAATCAACGGAGATATGGTTTTAGAGAACGAGAAAGAGGTCGATACTTTAAATGTGTACGAAGACCGAGCTGACCAATTCCATTTGAGACCGAATACAATCCAGACTTTTGATATAAATACGGTTAAAGTTACGAACAGAACGGTAACAGGACAGGAAAACGACGCAACGACAGGCGTGGAAAGTGGGATGGGATTGTACCAGTATGCTCTGCCGAAGAAGGTTTGCAAAGTAAGTGACGATAATTATAAAGGGGCATTGGGAGATTCGGCGAATTACCCAACGGACGAAACTCCTCAAGAGATAGACGCACTGAGGAATAAAATAAAAAATAAAATCAGTAATGATAATTTTGATACTTTATTTTCTTTTATGCAGTTTTTCCCAAGAGAGTCATTCCAGATAAACAACTTAATTTCTTATGTTCCTGCATATTCTTATGATTACGCTTCGCAATTTGATTCTAATATGACAATAAATGTACCGCCATATTATCCTTGCAGTGCCTATTGTTATGTAAAGACCGATTATGATTATATCTTTTCTAACGCAGAAGAGGCTACCGAATATGACGACGTTCTTGGAAAATTAGAGTTTAAAAAAGAAAAGTATACAAACACGGATGGCAAATTAGAAAGTGATATAGCCCCAGATATTTATATTTGGGATGATTTTAAACAACAATATTTTCTTTGCTCTGGAAAAAATTATTCCGAAACAAATTATTATTTGACTGAACTTGACAGATTTTTTACCAAACTCACTCCTAATGCACCAAGGGTTACAAAACTTGTAGTTAAAACGAATCGTGGGAACGAAGTCCCTCTTGGGGTTTGGAAATACCGTTTTGTTTGGGATTTTGGCGAAGGAGATTATTCCGCACCGAGTGCTGATATTGCAGCCCCAGACCAACTATGGTCAATGACAAAAGACGATGAGCTCTGCACAAGCGGGAGTGAAAGCACGACTTACCACAGACCGAAGTATAATGAACTTACAGATTTGGAAAGCCAGGTATTTGAGCCGATTTCTCCTTATGTAAATAACGGGTTAAACATTTGGGTCCCTCCGAAACTTCTTTTACCTTCTTATTACAGCAAAGAAGCAGTTTCCGTAGAGGTTTTAAGCGGGACTGCAAATGGAGCGGTTTTCACAACAAACAACTCATTAACCGATACAAGGCTTTCAATGACTGTGAATGACTATATTGGAACTATATTGGTTTGCGAAGGGCAAGAGGCTAATGTTTTATCAAACACAGCCGACACATTTACGGTAGATTCTTGGACGGGTGGGACAAATCCAGGGGGCGGACATGGATGGCATTGTTGGGAAGATAATTACATTCTGACGAATTTTGGGAGGCACTTCGCCGAGCTCAAATTAAAACTATATGAGAACAACAATCACAGGTTTGGCGGGAAACTCCACGTAATAGATGACTACGATTTAATAACAACTTCTCTACTTGAAAAATCTGATATTATGGTTCAAGCAACAATGTTTTTTTCAAGTACAAATCTTGAATTAAAAGGATTTGTTTGGGAAGGGGCTGGAGTTGCCTATAATGATGGAGTGAGTGGGGATAAGAAGTGGAAGGATAGTTGGATAGCAGATTTGTCAAGTGACAGCATCTATAGAACAATAGATAAACATATAATATATGGATTCGGAAAAATAGTAGTCCCAATATTCCAGTCGATAAAAGATATTACGCAAAATTCTTTGTTTGACGACGAGGGGAGACTAAGGCTGCTATATAGGGACTATTACGGACATGGATATTCAAGAGAGGTCATATCGCAATTAACCTCTAATTATATGACTATCAATTATAATTGCAAAAACATTAGATTGGTATTTGAAAAGCATCACATTGGAGTAGGGTCGCAGATTTATAATATTGCATTAGCTGATAATTTCAATGACAACACTACTCCAAATGTATGGTATCCATACTTTCCTCAAATCGTAGGCGGGAATAAGGTGAATAATTATTTAAATAACGACGACTCGATAATTGAAGGGTTGCAGTACTATAATGTTTTGACGGCAAATTATAGTGGGGATTCTTCGGATATTTATATAAATATAATAAGCATACCAGAGGACACGAATAACAATGTCGATACAGACGATTATGTCGGGACTTTTACAGGGGTGCAGTTAAATAAAATCAGACCATTTGAGATAATAAGGGGTATAAAAAATGAAAGCGATAAATTAAATAGTGTGGTGAGTAGCGATATCCCGCAAGAAGTCATAAATAGATTGATATTAAACGGTTGTTGCGAAATACCTATTGTGCAAAATGGTAGTAAAATAGACTTTGACAGCTCTTCCATTCAGTCGGTAGGTGCTTCTTACGAGTATGTTGAGAGGCTGGATAGGGGAGACGGGAGAATAAATGATATTACTCATTATAGCTCACTCCATAGAAACCTAAGGGAAGGTATTGCGGTCTATTCTAATTATGCAGTGCAGGGAGATGACACTGCGAGGATGATAGCGATTAAAAAATATGACGCTGTCGACAATGTTGATATTACGGTTTTCTCCACCGACGCCCAGCGTTTCACAGGAACCGAGCAAATCACCGCTTACTTCCCAAGTTCTTTATTGTTCGGAGCACCGAGACTCGGTATTCAGATAGGCGACACAGATGTACCTCGCAGGGCAAAGAAACTTTTGATTTACAGAACGAAGTGTTCCCATGCAAATGACTTCGACCCGCACGAATATGGTTTAGTAGCGAGTGTGGATATAAGAAGATATAACATTGGAAAAGACGACCCTGAATTTTTACAGCAAGCAGGGTTACCAGATGGAGACCCGAATAAATTCTATGGTGGAGAGGCTTTCTATTGCGATAAAGACAACCCTACTGATTGGGGACATTATCATAAAGGCTTTTATTACTTCGACCAGATAAAAGACAACGCCTTGGACTTCGGGTACAATTCAAATGAGACCGATGCTTTAAGAGTAGCGTTGAAGTCAAGATTTAATCTTAGCCTCTATGAGATAATATTTTACGCTAATCTTTTGCAGACATGGCAGCCTCTCCAGCCTAAAGAAAATTACGGTTTTACAGGGGATAACCCAGTAGGGATAGTGCCTTCGACGAGTTGCATTGTACTCGATTCCAATAACGATAAGGGTTACAATTGGGATGACGAATATATCAATATTCTATATAAATATATATATGAAGATGTGAATGGCGTGCTCTCAGAAGTAGCGAGAAATTTTACGCCTTCAATAATACCGTCAAACACATCTGGGCACGCCTCCGTAGCTAACGGCTCCTCTTACAAAGATATGGGATTACCTTTAGTTTCAATTCTTTATTTAATGCCGTCGTCTTACACGGATTACGTTGAGAGAATACAGGTTTACAGAAATATCAATAGTTATGCAGGAATAGATATAAGCGTTAAATCAGACACCCCTGCGACTATACCGCAAGAAATATTAAAATACAGGGTGACAAAAGGAAGTGTTATTTATAACGGGAGCCCATACGGGGAAAATTCTACAAACGGTAATATTTTTACTTCTGATGGATACAGCGACCAAGTCACAACGGAAGTCGTGTCACCAGATGAAGCCACTATAAGGTTATGCGGTTCAAGGAATGATGATGATAAATACTACTATATCGGCGAAATCAAAGACTTGAATCCCTCAAATCAAACTCAATATAACGAAGGAGTTTTTGTTGACGACTATCTTCCTTCGGGTAAGCTCTTAGAAGAACCAGTACCAAAAATCACGGACTATAAATCTGGGATTTGTGCTTCTGACCCGATGAAACCTGATGTAATAAGACTTGAAAATATCTGGGAAGTAGGAAGCGGGGACGGCGACGAAATTACAGGAATGGAGATTCAGTACGGGAATATTTTAGTATTTAAGAGCCATTCGCTTTATAGATTGCTTATAAAACAAGACAGCCCGATAATCGAAAGAATGGACAAAATTAGCGATAACGTAGGTTGTATCGCACCGAATACTCTTATAAATATAGACAATGTACTTTATTTTTTGAGTTGGAAAGGTTTAATGAAGTTCGACGGGAATTCTCTCGAAGCAGCCGACCAATTATTTAACGAGGAGCTTCAATTTGTTTTAAATGTAAACTCTGATTCAATCAGAGACGCTTCCTGCGGATACAACCAATACTACGACGAACTTTATCTGAATGTTCCCGCAATAATTGACTTACAGGAGGAATACGGCAAACAAAGAGTTATGAATGGGAATATTTATGTAGTAGGTCTAAATAAAAAATATGCGACTAAATTCGAGTACCCGAAAAATCCCGCCAAGCATGACGGAGACACGAAACTTTCAGAAATTTCAGAGGGCAGGCAAATGGTAAGGCTTTATTATACTAATTCACTGGGTGAGATGAGAAGTGCTGACGTTTTGCCAGTGACCTATCATTTACCCGATCCAATTAATCCAGAATTATCAGAGAGTTAATATGAATGATATAAGTTTTTGCGGGATATATGTTGAAACGCCTTACGAGAATAAGTCCGACAATATCAATTATTCTTATATAGACAGGGACGCAGTAATTGACGAACAGGAGATGTCAAATTTATTATTTGGGTTTACATTAGATGGGAATGAGATTAAATACAACTGGGTACAAAGGACAATCTATGATTTCTTTCCAACGAAATACGTCCCGATAAAATGGTTAAACAAAACAAAACTGTTCACAGCAGATGACGAACTTCTCATAAAGAGAATTCGGGACACTGTTTTTAATATTTACAGCAAAGGACCAATAACTTTAGTTTTCAGAACTTTCAAAGAGGTAGCACAAAATTGGATTCAAGATACAGGCTCAGAACAAATATTCGCCTTTAATCCCACAGAGGATTTAGATGATAATAATGGTTCGAATCCGCCATATAATAATGAATATTATGAGACTCCTTATTCGGGTACCCAACATAATATACTAACTTGTGTGCCGACGACAGAAAACGGAGATGACGATATCGGAAAGCCTGTAAAATACAGTATAGAAATGTATGGGGAACTTTACACACAGATAAATAGTTTACTGATTAATTTGAGACCAATACACAATTATTTAAGATGAGCAAAAGATATTTTCCAGGATTCGGCAAAGTAATCGACCAAGAGCAAGGTGCGATGATTCAGTCTTTGTCTCAATACAGTGGACCGATAGGAGTTTCTGGCGGGATAATAGTCGCAATGCCTACCTTAATGGGGACAAGCGGTTATTCGGGCAGGGACGGTTTGGCTACTGCGAGCGGTTATTCTGGGTTCTCTGGATTTTCTGGGGAGCAGGGTATTGAAGGAATCCGAGGTAGGATGGGTCCGCAAGGCGAGCAAGGTGATGTTGGACTTATGGGACCAATGGGAGCGAGCGGGTTCTCTGGTCTTGATGGTATCGCTTCATTTAGTGGGTACAGTGGATTCTCTGGTGAGAAAGGTGAAAAAGGAGACCAAGGGGATATCGGACTTCAGGGACCAATGGGACTTTCAGGATTTTCTGGACAGGATGGACAATTTTCAGCTATTGGACTTTCAGGTTTTTCAGGATTTTCAGGCGTTGGTGCTTCTGGATTTTCAGGATATAGTGGTGGAAACACTGACCCTGCTGCGATACACAACAGCATAGGAACGGGGAAGGGACAACTAATAAGTTTCTCGTCACCTAGTACCCCGATAATATTAAATGCACCAGGTCCTAACCAATTCTTATCATCCGATGTGACCACTGACACTGGGTTAAAGTGGGTTGACAGTGGAGCAAGCGGGTTTTCAGGTTTCAGTGGTGCTTCTGGATTTTCAGGTACGAGTGGATTTTCTGGAACTGCTGGCGGTATAGGATCAGGCGGAGCGAGTGGATTTAGTGGAATTTCTGGTTTCAGTGGAATATCTGGATTTAGTGGCATTTCTGGTTTCAGTGGAATATCTGGATTTAGTGGCATTTCTGGGTTTTCAGGGATAAGTGGATTTAGTGGGATTGGGACAAGTGGATATAGTGGTATTAATGGTGCGAGTGGATATTCTGGCACTAACGGGAGTGCGGGTACTTCGGGTTTCAGTGGCTTCTCTGGATATAGCGGTGCGGCTTCGATTCATTTTACAGTAAATCCCCAATCTGGTACTACCTATACCTTCGTTCCAACCGATGACGGGGCACTCGTTACAGGGAGCTCTTCCAGTCCAACGACCTTTACGGTAGATACTAATGCGAATCAAGGGATAGCACTTGGGGCACAAATATCGGTTTTACAAATAGGCACAGGGAAATTAACGATAGCCGCCGCAGGTGGAGTCATAATAAATGCAAAAGGAGGTTTACTTAGTTGCGCCGCTCAATATTCAGGGATAAGCCTTCTGCATACTGCACTTAACGTATGGTATTTAGTAGGGGATACAATTGCGTAAAATGAAAGGATAATAATATGATAGAATATCAAATTAATTATGACGACAAAAAGGATTCTGAAGGCATCAGACGAGTTGATGTAAACTTCAATGACGTTGTAAGAGGTACGCAAAAAGACGAGATTACAGGGGAAGATATTCCTTGTGTACTTAGTTCAGAATTAAAAGAACATATAGTCTTTGGTTTACAACTTGATGTAACTGACGAAGAAAGGGATAGGTTTTTAAATTCATATTTGGAAGTAGTGAAAACTAAATATGCTTAATTATATGAAGGTAAATTAATGAAGTCAGTCTATGTTATAAATGCTTGTTTAGAAGTAATATTGATGTTTGCAGTGCCTGTTTTTATAAGTCATTATAATATAGGGCGGAAATTAATAGATAAATGTACTCGAATCGTTGTTGCTGTCTTTGCTTATAATACGATTGTATTTATTTTGTTCGCAATTCTAATCACAATCAAATTTATATATGATTCATGTAGCTAAAATATTACCTGAATTTGGTTCAAGAAGTTGGTATAGATTAAATCAATATCCGTTATTGCTTTTATTAAATAATCCTATACCTCGTGTACGTGAATATTTCCGAGATAATATTATTTGTTGTGACCACTTAGACCCGAAATATAAGATAGCAAAGATAACAGGAAACTCTGTACATTACCAAGTGGACAAAGATATAAGAATGGGTAATTTTTATTCTTTGGATTCAAATAGCAATCATATTAGGAAGAACTTTGAGCGTATTTTAATGCCTATTCATTCATGGGATATGAGAATAGCAAATAGATTTTTTCCTGCCTTTAATATGGGATATGATTCAATAACGGCAAATAGTACAACGGCGGATGGGTATGTATATGCTTATGGCGGTGCGGTTTGGGCAACCGTACACGATAAATCTCCTGGCGATTGGGCTTATCATACTGCAAATGATTTTTGGTGTATGGGGGCAAGGTTTCAAAGTCCAGATATATTTATTTTTCGTGGGTTTTTTTATTTTGATACTTCCTCAATGGGAAGTGGTAAAACCGTGAGTGCGGCAACTATGTCTTTTAATAATTCTTGTGATGATGGCAAAGAAAGTAATGCGTGTGTAATGAAAGGTACACAATCGGCAACATTGACAACATCAGATTTTCAAGCGTTTACAGGACTTTATCTCGGTAAAACTACTTCATGGAATAATACTGGATATAATGATATAACTTTAAATGATTATACATGGATTAACAATAATTCTGCCTGCAAAATAAGTGCAAGAGAATACGACCACGATTATTCAAATGTAACTTGTGGAACTTCAAGTTATCGCAATGGCTGTTGGTTTGCTGAAAAAGGTGCAGGCTACTATCCTAAACTTGTAATAACATATACCGCAGGGGGAGGGACGGCAACAAAACCGCCATTTCCTTTTATGAGATTTTAATTTTAAATATAAATTGAGAAAACTATGAGTAATATTTTTAAGAAAAGACGGGAAGACGTTAAGTATCTAAGAGGAGATTTTCTTCACATTCCTTCATTAGAAGGCTATACTGGTTTAATCGGCTCTGAAAACGGTACCCTTATTCCAATGCAAGTCTCTTATTCTGGAGCGGGATACTCTGGTTTCAGCGGACAAAAAGGCGATACTGGCACTTCGGGGTATTCGGGATTTTCAGGGCAGAGTGTTTCTGGCTTTTCGGGTTTTTCTGGACAAGGACAGTCGGGATTCTCAGGATTTAGTGGGTTTTCTGGTTATTCAAGTTATAGTGGATTTTCTGGATTTTCTGGGATTTCAGGGCAAACTGGCGAAACTGGAGCAAGTGGATTTTCAGGAGTTGGGACATCAGGTTACTCAGGTTTTTCGGGGCAAGGACAATCGGGGTACAGTGGAACTTCTGGTAGGTCAGGAACTTCGGGATTCTCTGGATTTAGCGGAGCGAGTGGGACTGGACCGCAAGGGAACTCTGGTTATTCTGGGATTAGCGGTTTTTCAGGATTCTCTGGCGAGAGTGCTTCGATGCAAGGCGATTCGGGTTACTCTGGCTTTTCTGGATATTCAGGTTATGTTGGACTAAGTGGACTGAGCGGATTTTCTGGAATTGGGGCATCTGGCTATTCAGGTTACAGCGGACCAATGGGATATTCGGGATACTCAGGTTTCAGCGGCGGAACTGGAGCTACTGGACCAATGGGATTGAGTGGATATTCTGGACAAAGCGGTGCGGGTTATTCTGGCAAATCGGGCTATTCTGGTTTTTCGGGGGCACAAGGTGATAGTGGATTCAGTGGATATTCTGGGAATAATCCTGGTAGTTCGGGGTATAGTGGTATTTCAGGATTTTCAGGAATTTCTGGATTCAGCGGAACGAGCGGTACTGGACCAGCAGGGACTTCTGGATTCTCAGGATTTTCAGGAATTGGTACTTCTGGATTTAGTGGAATAAGTGGATTTTCTGGGATTTCAGGGTTTAGTGGCACAAGCGGTTTCTCTGGAATAAGCGGTTTTAGTGGAATTTCAGGATTTAGTGGTATTAGCGGATTTTCAGGAATTGGTACTTCGGGTTTTTCAGGTTACTCAGGGATTGGAACAAGCGGTTATTCAGGATTTAGTGGAAATCCAGCAACATTTAGGTTCCCTCATACATGGACAATTCCAGGTCCGGTGAATGTACCAAATGGGGATACAGATTTTATCAACCCAATGTTTGCGGCAGTAGGAAGTGGAAGGACTTTACAATTATCGAAATGCAGATATAGAATAAATGGCGGCACATCAGTTAGCTTTAAGTTGCAAAAAAATGGCAGTGATATTACTGGATTCACAAGTTTAACAGCGGCACAGACAGTAGCAGAAGTCACGCCGACACCAGTGAGCGTAGCGGATAACGATGTGATTGCCCCAGTAGTAACAGCAATAAATGGTTCGCCGAAGAATTTAATTATTTCAGTACAGATGGATTATTCGTAATGGTATTTGATAAAATATGGTTTGAGAAAAATCAGCACTGGCTTAAAATAGCCTTAAATTTTCCTATACCAAGTGTACGGGAAAGGGCGAGAGAAGTTTTAGGTATTACGGAATTTGATTCTTATCTACCAGTAATGAAAATAACTCCAAATTCTTTTCATTTAGGATTGGATAGGGAATATAGGATTGGTCAATTTTGGAGTAGAGAACCAATAGCAAAGAGTCTGTATTATAGGTTACATGGAATATGGAATTTAATGCACAGATTTGATATAGGTTTTGCGAATAAATATTGTCCTGCATTAAATTTGGGATACGACAGCACTCCATTTTATTCGGCGGCAGGTGCAGTTAGTCCCTGCGATGGATTATTGGTTTCAAATGCAATTACTACAATCGATTGGGATACTCGTAGAAATTATACAAATGCAAATTCTGCTTATGCTTCTATTGCAAATTATTTCACAGTATTGGCTGTTAATAGTTCCAATGGAGGCGGTAATAATCAAATAATGAGGACTATAAGCAATTTTGATTTAACGAGTTTGGTAGGTGCGAATATAACTGCTGGTACTTTATCAATATATCCTACAAATGCTACCTATGGGACTCTAACGTTTACTATGGGGGTATGTTCTTGCACACCTGCGTCGACATCGAACGTAGTGATTGGAGATTATAGTGCTGGTGTTACTATAACTGGTGCGATTGAGTATGTAACGAGGATAAATTGTAAAACAACAACATGGAATCAATATAAGGATATGGCGTTAAATGCAGCGGGTTTGTCCCATCTTTCAACGTTGGGGATTACTTCTTTTATGTATAGGGGCAACTTAGATTTGGATGGTTATTCAGGCAATTATTTCCAAGATTATTATATTTTGCAATGTAATACGGCGGACGATACGACGAATAAACCAAAATTGACAATAACTTATACGATTCCAGGGTTAAATAAAATACAAATGATAATTTAAGGGAGTTTATGGTGAATATGGCAAATATAATATTATCGATAGCAACGGCTGGGATGTTCGTAACGAGTGTTCTAATGTACAGGATTGTGAATAGGAACACGAAAAAAGAAGAAAAACAGTACACCGACAAAGAGGACAAGGAGCATTTCGACAGACTCGCTGCCCTTGAAACTGCTTTTCGTTCTTGCAGGTCGGACAGAGAGTTGGCGACAGAAATAAGATTTGGGACAATGCAGGAAGACATAAATCTCGTAAAAGGTATGAGAAACACTGATGTTAAGGTTTTGACACAAGGTTTTGCTGATATGAAAGAATTAACGAATACAAGGTTCGATAATTTTGACGATAAATTTATCGACCTTAAGGCAATGATTGTTAAACATATTGAGGAAAAGAACTGATGGCTGACGAAACAACTAATACGCCTGAATCAACACCTAAACCAGTTGGCTTTTTCAGGCACATAACAAGCAACTTGCTTTTCTCACTTATCATTTTTGCGGTGGGAATTGCTTTTACGATAATTTTTATTACCGTAACACAGGTTGATTTGGTTACGATTGCGAATAAAATCCTAAACGTAGGTCTCGTTTTTGCGATGTTTATGATTTACAAGTTTTTGTTTCACCGAAAGGATTTCAAAAATGATGAGAAAATCTCTCAGGATTCGATTGCAATCAGTTTGGATAGTGGTTTCTTTATCCTTGCTGTTGCCCTTGCCGTGTCTTTGTAAGGTTCCTGCTCTTATAGACACTGCGAGACATTATACTTATGTAAGAGAAATCTATCATAATGGTAAACCTATCAATCGTAGTCCTGAAATAGACGTATGGGCTTTAAATGTAGGAATAGCAATCCCTAAAAATCCTTTTCAGGAAGGACCTTATTGGTGCATGATTTATGTTTACAATATGGTAGATAAGACTTTCAAAGCCGAAGGTAGACCGAACCCGTTAATGAAAACCGCAAGGGTGGCGACTCAATTAAGATATGCAAAAAAGATAGGTTCTGGTTTACAGGTAATTTCGATGAAGAAAATTGGAGCATATAAACTTATAAAGCCTGCTGATATATTCTGTATGAAGGAAGGGAAAAGTGTGGAAGCAGATATTGGCAAAGATTGGTCAGGGCACACAGGGCTAATAGAATATATGCAAAGCATGAGAGTCACTGCAACCTGCGAGGGCAATACCAACAAAGCAGGCTCAAGTAATGGAGACAGAGTTCGGGAAAGAACAAGAGACTATATAACTTTACTGGCAGTAATAAGACTGCCGTTTATTCATTAATTTAAGGAGAAGAAACATGGCAAAGAAACCAGCACCAAAACCCAAACCAAAACCAGTAAAAGGAGGGAAGAATTGTGGGTAAAAAGACTAAAAAAGGACCAAGCAAAAAAGTTAAAAAACCAAAGGGAGGAAAGTAACATGGCAAAATCAAAACCAGCACCTAAAGTGCCGTCTCCAATGATAAAGGTAGCCACACCAAAGTCGTTTGTGAAACTTGTTAAAAAACCAACGGGCAAAAAATGAGTAATGTAAAATATTACGCACTTTCAATAGGTATCGGGATAGCATTAGGTGTCGCCCTGATGCTGACAGTATTCCATTCCAAGGGAACTGTGGAGTATGTGAAAGGCAAGACAGACACGTTGAGGATCATCACTACTCAGCCACCATTGATAATTGAGGGTGAGGGGCAGGTGACTTTCAGGACCAAACTATTGCATGACACGATAATAACGCCTTGCGACACTTTGGATTATACGGCGGACATTTTTAATAGTAACAAATCTTTAGAAAGAAAAATAATAAAATTTGGCGAGGTTCAGAACTATATTCTGACAAAGCCATTCACGAGTGAGATTGACACGATTGCACGAGGGGATAGTATCAGAAGCTCTTACGCCTTTCCAGAAAACCTCCTGAGTACGGTAATTCGATTCAGACCTGATACTATCCTTTCTTTATCAAGAGTCGACACTATGATAATCCATAAGAAGTGGCATATAACTATTGGTCTGGGAGCAGGAGGCGGATTGGTAGGAAGCGGTTGGGGCAATTGTGTCGGAGTTTTTGTAGGTTTAAGTTATTCTTTAATGGAGTTATGAAGAAAATAGTTCAAACGCCAAAAACTACAAGTGTAAAATTCGGCGGGACGAAAGACCCGAACCCGAACAAAAATACATTTGTGGATATCCCTGATTTCAGCACGAAACAAGGGACTGCGATGGCGAATGATGAGTTAAGAAGATTGACTACAAAAGTTTCCGAGAAAACGACAGAAGTAATAAAACAAGTAACAATGGGTGGAGGGCAGACGGTAGACAATACGCCTGCTCTTTCTCCCATCAAATCAGGGAAAGGCGACAAAGGAGATAAAGGAGACCAAGGTTTTTCTGGAGTGAGTGGCTATTCAGGATTAAATGGGGATGCTTCGGCGAGTGGATTTAGTGGCATCTCAGGTTATAGCGGCAGAAGTGGGTATAGTGGGTATTCAGGAATAAGCGGGTGGTCTGGCGTAAGTGGATTCAGTGGATTAAACGGTGGTGAGGCGGCAAGTGGATTCAGTGGGTTCTCTGGATTTAGTGGTATAAGCGGTTATTCGGGGATATCAGGATATTCTGGAATAAGCGGTTATAGCGGTTATTCTGGTACAAGTGGATTTAGTGGGAAATCGGGCTATTCAGGGACAAGTGGATTCTCAGGAATTTCAGGATTCAGCGGCAGGTCGGGATACTCTGGATATAGTAGCTTTTCTGGATACAGTGGCTTTTCTGGAACTTCTGGATGGTCTGGGATAAGTGGCTATCCTGCACAGTTAAATTATTGGGAAGAAGCAAAAGATGACCAGTATCACGGAGTTTCTGGGAATGTAGCCGACAATCGAACGATAAAGGTAAGCCAATTTTATCCTCATTATAGAGACAATACTTCTGGCGACCACATGGATGCTGTGATAAGTCCAGTTGGCGCAGGTTCTTTTATGCTGCAAGTCCCAGATGCAACAGCAGTAGGCGGGAATAAACGTGGACCACAGTCGGTAGATTTACAGATGAACCGAACAGCAGCGAATATGGTTGCGGAGGGCAGCTGGAACGTAATTGCTGGGGGTAAAGACAATCGAATAATGGCACCGAACACAGCGGGAAGCGACTACGCTGTCATTGGCGGCGGTTATGCAAATATTGTGTGTGGGTTGCAAAATGTAGTTAGTGGTGGCTATTACAATCAGATATATCCACAGGTTGCAGGGGACACAGGCGGTAAGTCTTCGATAGGGGGTGGCGGCGAAAATATTATACAGGGAGCGTGGGGAGTCATAGGGGGTGGCAGCGAAAATTATATTTATGGCTATTCTGGCGAAGCGGATTGGGGAGCAATAAGTGGAGGATACAATAATATTATTACTCCAGATACTTCTTTTAATTCATCTTATAATAATGTCCAAGTCGGTACGATTTCTGGCGGTGCCTATGGCAGAGTAAGGGTATTCGGGCAAGAGGCTCATGCTGCATTTATTGGCGATCCACATGGAACAAACGATTATACAAGATATGGAACGGCACAGAGAAGCGATTATTTGTTAGGGACAACGGGTAGTGGGGACGGGCCACAAGAAATGGTACTTAATGGACCTGGAGCGACTGGAAGATTTTATATCCCAGATAACTTTGCTTTCGCTTGGGAAATATTGGCTGTTGCGAAAAAGAGAACCAATAGTATGCAAGCAGCGGTCTGGTGTCCTTCTTATCATGGGCTTTCAGGGTTTTCAGGATTAGGCTGGACTGGAGTTATAGTGAGACATACAAGTAGTCCGCCCGACATAGCCGACACGCAGTTGTGGCCAGTCATCACTGACCAAATGCCAAATTTTTGGAATGTAGAAAATGCAAAAAGTTGGAAGCTAAGGATGTCTATTAAATGGGATATAGTGGGTGGAATACCACAGTATGATAAACCTTATATAGAGTTTTATTTAAATTATGGGATAGGGGCAGGCGGCACAGATATAAATTGTGTTATACATTTTAGAACAACAGAAATTCGAGCAATATAAAGGGAAAAATTATGGCAGGTTTAATGGATTTATTATTTGGCGGCGGCGGAGATGGGCTTATGTCTTTACTTGGCGGAGGGATTGCTGGTACGGCTGGAAATCTTCTCGGCAGAGGAATCGACGAGCTCACTGGCGGATTTCTTTCAGGGAGTGCCCAGACGCAGAAGTTGATTAAAACCGCACAGGAAAACGCTTATAATATGGCTATTCAAAAGCAAGGAGCCTTAAATCAGGCGGGGATGTATAACGAAGCAGGTCAGACAGGGCAAGCGGTCGGGAATACATTCCAGCAAAAATTAGCTTCTTTGGGGAATACCGCACAAGCGAAATCTGCGGCTAACGCTATGAACGCTTACGGCAGAGAAGGAGTTTCTAACGCTTTGCTCGGCGGACAACAGGCTTTGAAAGCTCAGCAAAGCCAATACGGAGGATTGCGGGACGTTCTCAAGAATAGTGCTGGTACACCTGCCTCGGCACGAATGGGAATGATTGCAAAACTCGGAGAAGGGATTGGTGGAAGCAATGCACAGGCACTCGGAGAGTCTGGGAAGTTAATGCAGGGAGCATTAGGTCAGGCTGGCTCGTTCCAACATGGAGCCTCTGAATTGCTAAATCAAGATAAAGCACAGCAATTCGCCACGAATGTACAGCCTTTTGCCGCTAAGATACATGGAGCGGAAGCACCGATAGGTGCAATGGCCGGGATGAATACAGAAGGGGCTTTGGCTACTGCGGATAACGTTGAGAACCCGCTTGCTGGACTTGCGGCAGGAATGGGTAAACAAGGGATGAACGCCATTTCCAATCAGGGAGCACAAAACTATTGGAACTCAATGAGCCCGTTGTGGCAAAAGTATTATTCAAACAATCCGAATGCTGGGAATACAGAAATGCCAACAGAGAACGGCTCTTTACCTAATTTATTTCCAAATGGTATATCTTTAGGAGGAAAATCATAATGAGAGGATATTTAGAAAACCCAGTATTAGCAGAAGCGAAACCTGATAATTTTGAAGGTTTGCAGAATGTAGCGATTCAAGACCAACAAAATAGATATGGACTACTTGCCGAGAAGATGAAGGGTGCTTCGGATTTAATAAAAGAAGCCGCAAAATATCCCTTAGGGAGTCCTCAGAGCAATATGTTGCTGCACAAATCAGACCAATATAATAATGGGATACAAAATGTTTACGATGCTTCGGGGGATGTAAGTGGATATACAGGAAACCCAAATGTGTCATCTTATATAAACCCTCAGTTTCAAAAAGTCAATATGCTCAATGAGGCTTTGAAAAATATCCAGGCGTACAAACAGACTTTGCCTGAGAAAGATGCTTTCGGTAAAGAGTTAGTTTGGAACAAGAAAGTAAATTATGCAAATAGTGCGAAGGCGGATTTTATAAAACATCAGCAAAATGTGAACGAGACACAAGCACTTATAGCCCAAGCGAGAGCGGCTGGAGATAATGATACGGCGAATAAATTGGAAAAACATCCAAATTATTTAAATTCTCAAAAATTCGTAAATAATTATTTCGACAATCAACAATCGTTAATTCAAATGCCAGACGAGAATTTCAATGCTATAACAAGTGCATTTGTAATAAGACCAGGGAATCCTGCTTATGGTCGAATGAATTATCAGACTTCACCATATATAGCACAAAGGGCTTCTGATTTATTGCAGCAAACACCTTTGAATTTTTTAGGTAATTACAATCCGCCACCAGTTAATGACAAGGAACAAACTTATGACTAAGGAGATATAAAATGGCTGACATGACATCAATGAATGGAATTCCAGGAACAGTTTTAAACAGAATGCCGTTTAATCCAGAAGGAATATTAAGACTTGGCACGTTGCCAATGCAATATGATACAAGAACGCCAGACCAAACAGCGGGTGCTTCCGAAACCCCGCCAACAGGTTCTGGAGGGGAGGAATCCTTTGATGATTTGAAAGCACGGGCGAGGCAATCCTATGCGAGTAAATTCGGCGTCCCGAACACATCGGCTTCGGGGCTAATTCAGAATCCCGCAGAAGCTGAGGTAAAAGGCGTATTCCCTAAAAATATCCATGCAGGGGAGCGTTTTGAGGCAAGTGCCACTCAACCCTATCAAGTCAATCAGGAACAAGTTGACTGGTCGAGAAGTCTGATTGGACAAGCCATGCAACAATTCGATGAGAATAGGAATATAATGAAGCAGGCGAATCAAAGACTCCAAGATTGGAATAATTTGGTTACTGGAAAGAGTCCAAATTCCTCGCTTTCTTCAATAATAAATACAGAGCAGGCACAGGCATTAGGGCGGTCAAGGGATGCCAGTGGAGAAATATTTACAGGTAATCCAGAACCGTTGCCTGTTATGAATCCTAAAAACTTTGAGTTGGTTGAACCGAAATATGAGATTTCTCATTTTCAGGAGTTGAGAAGCAGGGAACACAATCCTCATCCGCCAGCACAAACAAAACCGCCAGATTCTGGAGCGTTATATAACTTTAATAAAGAAGGGCAAAATTATAAACCGTTTGACCCAGCGGCTCCTGATACTATAATTTTTGGAGACCCAGGAGGCGGAACAACGACAAAGCATGATGTTGATAGGGAGATGGCTAATAATTCTTATATGTTTCGGGGACGCTATGGGGACGCCTGGAAAAATTCAGGACTTTACCAAAAATATGACGATTTTATGAACAGGCGGATTCAAGACTATAAAAATATGGTAGCGAACGACCCGAATGCAGATGAGACCTCTCAAAAAATAGCCGCTGCTTTAATTCCCAGTAGAAATGGAAAACCTTGGGGATTGAACAAAAGTATGTCTGAGGACAAGGGCAAAACTTGGAAGGATATAGTGAAAGAGAATAATGGCAATATAACAATAGGGAAAGAGGCGATGCCCATAAAAACATGGGTGCTCGACCAAAGCGAGGAATTTGCCAAGCAAAATGCAGGGCAGATTCTTCCTATTTATCATGGGCATAATGATACGTTTCAGAAAGATAAATATATAGACGCCCATCAAGTAGGCGAACATATTATAAGAACGGTCGGCAGAACATTCGGTGCTTTACAGGCGGCTCACAGGTGGGGTATAGGACATTTTGAATATTAAAAGGTAGAATATGGGTAATAAATGGATGGGCGGCGACGAATATCAAGCCCAGCAAAATCAGCAACCGCAAACTCCCGCCCAATCCAACGGCGGAAGCTGGTTTGATGATTTAGGTAAGACTTTCAATAATATGACCAATATGGCAACGCAGGTGGTCAAACCCGTTGCCGATTGGGTCACAGGTTCTTTAACACCTACAACTTCGCAGGTGCAACAAAAGATAAATAGTTTAGCTCAATATAAACCGTCAGCATATCAACCTGACCCTAATATCAATTTTAATGTTGCCTACACTCCTGATAATATTATGAGATGGATGAATCAGGGTGCGGTGCAGTATCAACCAGATGGGGTTAATTCAGGTAAAGTTTATAGAACCTACAAAGATTTAGACGGGAGTATAAAAACAGAAAAACTGCCTTTTATGCAAGTCGATAATGGTGATACTAAACCTATAAAATATGGGCAAGATATTTCAAATAGGATAACTCAAACCCTTGGACTCCCAGACTGGGCAACTACAGGATTGGATGTGGTCAATAATATCACGCCAGGGATGCAGGCAACAACTGCGGGATTAAATGCTATTATTAATATGGTTGCCCCGCAGACCAACGAACAATTAACTCAAAAAGCACGGACTCCGCTTGGAACTACTGGTGCTTTCACGGGGGTTCAGAATCCTTATGAGGATATAGTCAATAAAATTCAGAATTTAATTACTCAGCAAAAAAATGTAGTGAGACCCGAAGTTTTAAAAGAGGGGACATCGGGCGAGAATAGTCTCAGGCAATATGGTCAGATGGCAAGCGATATAGCGGGTGCAATAGCAATCGGTGCGGCAACAGGCGGGGCGGGACTCGGCACAATAGGCACAAGCACGGCACTTACTATCCCACAGGCAATAGGGAATGTACAGGATGCTCTTGACCAAAAATCTACCGCAACTGGGGCGTTGGCTAAAACCGCAGTCGATTATATGACGAACGCATTATTTATAAAGGGAGCTCATAATATCTGGGCTGACCCTACAAATACTATTCCGAAGGCAATATGGAAATCGGCGTTAAAGTCAGCGGCAATCTCTCTACCTTCAACTGCGGCGACAGAGACTTTCAATGTTCTTGAAGGGAAAACACCAAATGGCTGGAGTGATTACTGGCAAAACGTAATAAAAGGCACAGCTTTGCAAACGGTAATGTTTACAGCTATGGACTTGCCGATGGTAAAAGCGAGGATTGCGGCGGGCAAAGATTTCGGGACTGATGCCGACGTATGGAAGGCAAGAGTATATGACGTGATGGCGGAAGCCAAGGCAAACGGTGATAAAGCTGGGCAAACTGCCAAAGATAATCTTTATACGGATTTCCAAAATTCTTACAAGAGCGGGAAGCCTTATACTAACATATCTGAAATGCCTGCAAGCAAAATTAAGAAAATGGACAATTTCTTCCGAGGCTACAAAAAAGTCATAGAAAACGACCCTGATGCAATTGACCGTTTGAACATGATGGTCGCACAAAAGGCAAAAGCGGGGCAGGAAGTTCCGAATCCAAGTTATGAAGCACCGCCAACAACTCCCGCACTTTCAGCACCAATTTCCGACGTCCCGAATGAGAGTTATACAGAAAAAGGCAGACCTGTTGATTCCTACACTCCAGAGGAGAAGAAAAATGTAGCTTTTGATGTTTCTGATAATATTTCAAAAGCTGACCTTAATAATGTAAAAGCTGACCACCCAGAAGTTGTGGAAAAATACGGTATAAAAAATTATTTTGACGCTCCAAACGGAGAAAAGATAACTAAAGACGCAAACGGGAATAAAATTAAGCCTTATTTAGACACTTCAAATCCCGAAGGTCATAAATATATGGAAGCTCAGTTTCAAAAAATCAATCAAAGGCTTCCAGACACTCCCGAAGAATTCGGCAAATTTGTTTCTGACTGGATGAACAACAAACCTGTAATGCCAGATGAGAATGTGAATGAAACTATCAGTGATATAAACACCAAAGACTTAAAAGGAGAAACGACTCCCGACGAAAAGGCTCTAAGGCAGGCAGCGGTCAACACCCGTTATTCAAACCTTATGACCAATGAGACCCCAGAAACCGTAATCAGGCGTCTCCAGAATCACAAAGACATCGATGGAACCCGATCACCATTATTAGGAAAAACGCAAGGCATGACTTCCGCACAAAAAATGCAGAAGATAAAAACCATGATTGAGGCAAGTCCAGATTTAAAGGAATTGCAGCCCGTAGGAGCCGTCGAAACTCCAAAGCCAATAGAAACGGTCAAACCAGAGGCAGAAGCCGTTTCTGAGCCACAGGCTGAAGCAACAGATATATACCAAAGAGATGAACAAGGGAGGAAAGTGTACCCTCCATCAGAGAATAAGAAATCTTTTGAACAAGAGAGTGCGATTGAAGGCAAGCCTTCTAAACAAGAAGTGGCGACTCAAAAAACCGAACCTCCAAAAGTAGAGTCTCCTCAATTATTAGCAAAGAACGAATCCAGAAAACTCGAAACGGCTACAAAACCTTTTGATTCAGCCAAAGAAACTTATATTGACAAAAAGGCAATAGAAGAGAATCCCAATATAATTGCGAATAAAGTTAGAATTGACCCAGATTTGCAAAAGGATATTGAGCAAATACAAAATGCAATTCGACCCAGAGGGGACGGGGCTTCGGTAATCCAGACTAACTTACTCCCGAAAGATGTGTATCTCACAATCGATAAAGATGGGGTTGTTAGTTTAAGGGATAGAACTAATTTCTTTAACAACAAAGTTGGCAAGGGTTTAATCAAACCTTATACAGAAGAAAAACTTAAAAAAGGTTCGGCGAACCCGCCTGAAACGGGGAGAATAATAGATAAAACTGAAAAAAAAAGTGAAGTAGCTATTGGTACCACCAAAGAGGAAAAATCATTAAAACAAAAAAGTGAACCAGATATGCCTATTTTGGTAGGTGAGCCGATGTCTGACGAAGAGTTAAAGCGATATAAAAAAGAAATGAAGATTCGAGAAGGGCAGGCATTAGAAGAAAAACGAGCAAGACTTGCGGCTAATAAACCCGATAGACCGACAGGATTAAAGGTAGGGCAAAATATAAAGGGTACCGATATAGGAAAAATAATTCCAAGTTTGGATAAATATGGGGGTCTTGTAGGTAATATAAAAATCTCTAACAATGAATGGCCCCACTATGATGGCAACATAGTAAGCTCGCCTAATGCTGATGTTTTAATGCACGAATTTGGGCATGCTATTTCACATAAAATTTCAAGTGGGAAGATAAATGGACTCTATGTAAACATAAAGAAAGACTGGATAAAGTACTTGCAAAAAGTATTCCCAAAGGGATATAATGATATTAGTTTGGATATAAACGCACCGAAAGCTAATATATATAAATTGGCAGAAGAAAGACTGGCTAATGCTATATCGATGTATCATATAGTAAAAAATCCCAACATAGTGCATAAAAACGTTTTGAATATAGCGAAAGAGGTGTTTAAAGCTCATCCAGAATTATATAAAATGATGGATGATTTATATAAAAATAATAAATTAGATATACCTTCCGAGGCTTTGGGCGTAGAAAAAGCTACAAAAAATTCAGAGATAGCAAAAAATAACGAAGGCTCATTTTCGGGTTTACTTTATTCCTTCCCTGCCAATATCCCCGAAGGGATAAAACAGGTCTATAAATCAATCAGAGGGACTAAGCCCCACGAAACAGGCAAAAAGCTCAGTGCTTTAGACGAGTATTTCAAAAATACTCCAGCAGGTGAAGTTAACAAAGGGATGCAAGAGCAACAGCCTGATAGGACAAATTCAAAATATTCCATGCTCTCAAATTTTAATAAAAATAATCATTATAATCCTGATAATTTCAAGACCCTTTTGAATCGAAAAGAAAGCGAATTTTCTTGGAACACTTTTGTTTATCCAGAAAAAACCTTTGGGATACACAATGCAAAAACCGCAGAATTATACGGAGAATTAAGCAAAAATTACAGCCACGAGGATTTTGGCAAAATCATACAGGCTAACCAAAATATCTTCCACGCAATAAACGAAGTCAAAAACGCAGAGAGAAGCCTTGCAAACCAAAGGAAGGCGGGCAATCTTTCTCCGCTTCGCTATAAAGATGCAATAGAAGGTTTGGCGGCGGTGAAAGCAGGGATAACTTCCGAAGCGAATATCAAGGCAGAGCTTGCTCATTTAGGGCTCGACCCAGAGAAAGCGTATAGCGGTTATCAGGCATTGAGGAATCTCCACAACGAGAACACTCGCTTCCAAATTGATAACTCTATTTTCGGAGAAAAACTACTTAGTCGAGACGAACTCCAGAAGAAAATCGACACTGAGACAAAGCCCGCTTTAGAGAAAGTAAAGTCTCAGAGAGAAAAGTGGGTCTCAGACCAGAATAAAACTTTCAAGAAGAATAATGCTGAGTTGCAGAAGTTAAAGATTCGTCTTGCAACCGACAACGAAGCGAGCCCCGTTAAGATTAAAATAAGGATGGCGGAGTTAAAGAAAGCAAATGTAGAAATCAAGACTCAGATTGCCGACAAAGCTGGTCCTTATAAATCAGAAATTGCTCAGTTAAAAAAGGATGTTAGTTATCTTGCTGATTACGACAGATTCCAGAAAACCAGCGAAGCAGACCACTATATACCTCAATTAAACAGTGGCGGAAATCAGTGGCAAATGGATATAAGGCAGGCTGGAGTTAAACCCGAAGAATCTTTAATAAGGGTTCACAAAGGCTATAAAACCAGAAAAGAAATGCTAAAAAACGATGTAGCCGAATTAAAGAAACTGGGATTTGAACCAACAGAGGGAAGCCGAAACGAAGATAAGTTAATCAACGCCAAGGGTACAGTTGATAAAATGTACAACCACCGAGGCGAAATAGTTGATACTCCTATTGACCCAGCAACTGGGAAACCGAGAAAGGTCGAAGTCGAAGTCAAATCTTTCGTCCCTACGGAAATGCCTTATCGTTTAAACCAGAACGAAAGAAATGCTAATGTTCTTTTAGGATATGTAAGCAGAGGCGGGAAGTCTGAGCTCGACGAACCGACCATTAAAAAACTTGAAGGAATGACACCTGAGCAAATAGACAAAGTCAATGAGATTATAAAAAGTGGCGACAGCGACAGGTTCACGAATTTAATCCACAGGCTTTCAAGCAGACAGTCAATAGAACAGCCCACTCCAAACTATGCCTTTACTCATACTGAAATGAGCCCCAAGAAGGCAGTGGTTGCTCATTACAATAACATGGAGCACGAGAATTTAAGGCAGTACGATAAGTTACAAAGAAATGCAACTTCAAAAACCGCACAGAAGCAGTTATTGGAGACCATCAACAATAAAGAGACTGGAATAAACAGGCATAACAGGTGGCTCGAAGAGCAGGCAAGGCAAGCCCAGCAAACCCCAAGAGTAAACCCTTTTGGGCAATTAATAGGGCAGGGGACAATTACCACGGCTGACGGTAGCGTATACGACCCTGGCAGATGGGTACAAGGCGGTTCTAACTGGATAGGTGCAGGGGCTTTAACTTTCAATGCTAATACCTACGCAAGGCATCTTGAAGGTGTGCTAATGAATACTATTGATTTATTAAAGTCCAACGGTCTCCCGACATTCGTTCCGATTTGGGAAGGCGTACCCGCACAAATAAAATCAATGCTCGGAAAATTAAAGGCTCCAACATTTGATATTAATGTTAAAAACTCATTAGAGAAAGAAATTGACAGTAGAGTTATGCAGAGTCAAACAATAGCGGATAACTTATTCAGAAGCGAGCACACCCCAAACCTGCAAAGAGGTGTACAGAACGCAATGCTCTGGTTGCCCAAGCAGGCATGGAGAAACGGCAGAGAGGTCGGAGCGATAGTCATGCGGAAGGCTTTAATGGCTAAGTATCCATTTGAAGGAAGCGGGCTCACAGAGGAACAGTATATTAGAGAAATTGAGAATAAGGTTATTTCTGGGATTGCCGAAGCACAAGGAAGTTTCACACCTTCAAACACAACTAAAATCGTACAGGGTATAAGAAACCAAAAACTCTTAGCTCCTATAACCAAATTCTTTTTACCGACGGCTAATAATTTCAGGCATTACTTAATTGAGGCACAGAAAGCTCTTCATGCTGACCCGTTAAAAGCTGGAGGCATTGTAGATTTCACAACAAGGTCTTTTCTAAGAATGTTCATGCACGGAGTTAGGGCTTTGCCAGCATTAGGGATTCTTTATGACGGTCTGAGACAAATAGGAGGAGACAATAAAGATGAACCGAGTGTGACTAAAGAAACAGGGACCGAGGCAATCTGGAGACATATAGAAAACGGCTTAGAGAAAGTCGGAATCGACAGAACCCTTGCAAAGAGCTTAAGGCAGGCAACTGAATACAATGTACTCTCAATGTTAATGGACAGGGATTTCAGCCTACATGATGTTTTAGGGCAAATCGGGAATCCTTTTATGTTAAGTTCTATTATAAAAATTATCAATGAAGTTTCCGACGGCAATAAGAGTGTTTCTCAGAAACTGTGGGGAGCTTTGACACAGGGAGGGATCGTCCCGCCAGTAGCACAGAGAGGAATTGAAGCATACTTTAATCTTTCGGGAGGCAAAAAACTCGATAAGGAAGGTGCTCCGACAGGAGACTATAAATGGTACAACGCTTTGCAGGATGTCGGGCTTGGGAAGCCACTGCACCAAAAATGGGAAGCCGAGTTAATGAGAGAGGACAAAAATCCCACAAACACTCCAGCCTTACAGGCACGGTACATCAAGAAGACTCTCGGAGTTGGAGGGGTAGAAATTATAGTAGACGGAGTAAAGAGGAATAAGGACTCAGCCGAGAGAGAACTTCTCGCAAACGAACAAGAGGGCGGAAAGCCAATCCTCAATGCTGATAAATTAAAGAACGATATTATCGACGCATGGAAAGAGACCAAAGATGAATACAAAGCAAAAATCAAGGAGATTGATGATAAATTAGACGACCCGACATTCAGGCAGGAATTATATTCCAAAATCCACCCCAGCGAAAATTACCAAACGCCAGGGACCTCGGACGTTGAATTTAAGAAGGTAATTGAGGGAGCAAAAAGTGCGGTGAGAAGAGAATATGAAGCAATGGCAGTCCAGTCCGCTTACGAAAAGCAGTCTGAGAGCGGGGTGCAGGTAAGATATAGGAAGTCGAACAAGCCAAATATTAATTTGCAGTATTTTTTGGAAAATAAGTAATTGTACGGATTATAAAAATTTTCATTAGGAAATAAAATAAAAATGTATTAATTTCGTATAGGAAAAATAAAGCAGAGGAAAATGAAAGAAAATTTTGACATAAAAAATAAATTTGTAGGTAAAAGAAATTTTACCGATAAAATTCCGACGGTCCTCTGCTATACAACTCCGTCGGAATTTTTTTATATACGGTCTTTATAACTTATTTCAACAGCCGAGGGGAAACCTTAAATGAAAAGTAAATCAAGGATAGACGGCATAGAATTGGAATCCTGCTCCGTCCCAACATGACGACAGGTAGACTGCATAATCAGAAAAATACTAAGATTCTATGTTGCAAGATATTAGCAGAGGATATTCTATCTATTGGTATTTGGTAACGGCTACTTAATATAAGATGCAGAGGAAAATGTTATGCAATTAAGTAAAAATGAAAAAAAACAAGTTTTTGCAAAAATAGAGGTCTACAAAATGAGAAATCGTAGGCTAATGCAAAGAAAAGAAAAGTCAGAGCTTCTTCCAAAAGAAGAACCGATAAGTTACAAACAGACTATATATGATAACTATATAATGTTAAAAATCATAAATTGTCTAATAAAAAATCACATTATAAAAAGTAAACACGGACATAAACATAATGATATGATAAGGATGTATTTAACTTTTGCAAAACTTCCTTATCCAAGACCAAAATTTAGATTAAAAGAGTATATAGCAAAACTATATCTTGAAGGCAAGTGCGTATATTTGAATGATATTACTTTAAAGGAAAAATTACTTAAAAATGCTAAGTTAAATAGAATCCACGAGTTTAATTAAAATGACACCAGAAGAGACAGAAATCGAAAAAGTAAATTTAGAAGAAGAATTAAAAACAACAAATATGATTCCGTTTAGGGATATAAATGCTGTAAGAAATTCTCACAACCTTGAGCAAAAAATAGGATACGATAGGATAGGATTGAGATATAAGGGAGAAAAAGGTTATTTTGATATTCAATATAGACCAAAACCTAAAAAAGAACCAATATGGATAACGAGACCTATAAAATTTACTGACCAATTCAAACCAAGAATGAGGGATTGATATGAAGAAAGAAAAATTTCCAATGCGAGTAGGCACAATAGGTAAAGATGTAAATCTTTATAAGTGCAATCATTGCGGGAGAGTGATGGTTTATAAGTCTAAAAAAAAATGGATTAAAAGCATTTGCGGCGGCTCAAGCGACAAAAGTGTACGATTGATGAAGGTAGTCTTGTGATAATCCACAAATCTGACGACAAAATCACAGAGTTTCACGAGCAAATTCTCGCAGAGGAGAAACTTGTAATCACGCAGAAATACTATCTTTCCCGTATGCTCCCAACACTCAAAATGAGTAAGCCAGAAATTTGCGAATATCTAAAAATCACAGGCGAAGAATACGATCAATTACAAACCATTTCACAGGTTGAGTTGGAATTCCTTATGGACGACATTAGGAGATTCGAAGCTCATTCAGTCGCCGAATACTTAATGAAAGCCCAGCAAAACCCACAGGGCGACCTTAAGGCACAAGTCAGGAACTTAATCGTGAGGAAAGAGACGGACGGACTATCGGAAATTCGTGATTTCATAGCAAGACACATGCCTTATAGTTCCTCAATATTCGACCACAACTTTTTAAAATATTATCAATGCTGCTGCTGCGGCTCTTTCGACGCACCCGCGGACGGTTTCGAGCTTGAAAAAGTTGATGGTCTGCTTTTCCCGATATGTGACAGTTGCCGAGAATTACAAATGCCAGTAGATTATAAAAGAGTAGCCGAGATTTACCAGAACTACGCCGTCAACACTGAATACGCTTTTTTCAAAATCAAAGGGTTGAAATGATAGTCTGTATTTATAAGGGCAAGGAATATAAAGTAGCAAAAAAGAAGAGCCCCCCAAAAGAACAAGAACCAAAGAAGGACGGACGGTGGAATAAATGGAAAAAAGATATTCAAAGAGATTCAGATACTCTTAGGACAAAACAAGTACAGGTTAACCCAGGTGCAAACAAATACATTGCCATTATCCACGATTGGTGGTTAAAGCATTATGGCATGGAAATCGAACTGCCTGAAATTGTCCAATATGTAATACTTAGTACGGGGCTCGGTTCTGGAATCAACTGGACTAAAGATGAAGGATTCGTGAAAAACAATCATCGCCTCCCCGCTTCCGAAATTATAGATGTTTATATTACTTACAAAGCACTTGTCCAACTTAACGACCTCTACAAAGAGCACGGCTCCCACTTCACAAGCAGAACGGCTTTTCTCACTATGCTGATAATTTACAAAGCACTGGTTTTACAGGGGCTGAAATAGTAAATTTTTTTATGATGTAAAGCAACTCTTTTTTTTGTCATTTCTGCATACTCTGGACTAATATCATTGACTATAAAATGCCTGTCCATCTCTAAAGCCGCAATAGCAGTCGTACCACTTCCGACAAAAAAATCTATAACCATATCCCCTGGATTCGTTAAAACCTGAATCCACTTTTTAATTAAATGAGTAGGTTTCTGACTTGGATGAGGATATTTCTGATTAAGTTGGTACGGTCTCAAATAATCAAACACATTAGTTTTGGCATATTTTTTATTAAACGTATAATCAGGATTCGTCCACCAAACTGCATATTCAATAGTTGGTGCAAAAACTTTGCTAAAAGCTGGGACTCTGGTCGGATGATACCAATGGAGAATGTCCTGTTCCTTTCTGTACCTGAGATAAGTCCCCAAAAGACTCCGATTGCACATAACAATTATCTGCCCGTTGTCCTTGATGATTCGAAAAGCCTCGTCGAGGAAAGGAAGAGGATTGAAGTCTTTGTCCCAATCGTTTCTAAATATGGAGTAATTTTTTACCTTTTTACTACCTCCCTTATCACTTATACTATACGGAGGATCCGTACAAATCAAATCTACCGTTTTATCAGGGATTAGCCTCATACATTCAACTGCGTCCATACATAAGACCTTGTCGATGTTTTCTTCTAAGAAATTCATTTTCTTTTCCTTTTATTCTTATCAAAATATTCTTTCCATGCTTTCATACTGGATTTTTTAATTCTTTCTTTTTCGGCGATTCTCCGAAATTCCTTAACAAGCCACATTGCTTTACGAATAGGCAATTTGGAGAAGTCCTGTTTGCCAATGTACTCAAACAATTCGTCTTTATGCTGGAGACGTTTTTGCTTGATTGTTTCTTGATGTCCTTTGTAATAGTCTGCGTAATATTGGGTGCGGTCAGTCATCTGAATCCTTTAAAAGTTCGGGGTTTTCGAAAAAATTTCCAATTACTTCAAGGTCTTGTAACATTGATAAATTGCCTTCATAAGCATCGTCCCAAGTCCCGTCGCCATTAAGGTAGAATCCGTTGAACATAGCCTTGCGGTCGTCCCAGTCGACGATAAAATTGGCAGTCTTTCTACTATTTGAGAGTATGTCCAGTCTATAAATTTCTTTACCTTTGCCGTTGAGGCTTTCGAGACCCGTGCATTGCATAATTTCAATGTTGGGGTTGTCATAATAGTCAAATCCCGCTTCATCACCAGAAGCATGGCATTTTATCAATTCTCCGTCTAAAGACAACCCGTATATAAAATATTTTTCTCTTAATAAAAAACATTTTTTATGACTATCCCAGATTCTAACCTTAATATTCATTCCTCTCCTATTTTATACTTAATCCCTCGTTGATAATCCCGCCACATTTCGCATAGTCGGCGAGTATTTTTTTAATTTTCTTTTGGGCTTCTGGGAATTTAGAGTCTCGTACATTTCGATAAGAAGTGTTAAAGATCGCCATGAGCTCTCCAGTCGTAAACTTATGTGGTAACTTAGCCTTCATATTAAGCTCACGGCGTTTCTCGACCCCGTACTTCCTCTCTATAAAATTAGCGTAGCGGTCTTTCATGCCCTCACGGAGACCGTTATCGTATTTGCATTGTAAATTTACATTGTATCTGTCGTATTTAATAGCCTTACAGGCACGGTTCTCGTAATGACCAGCGTCAGCATGGAACCACCAGAGAGGCTTCCCGCAGGTCGCACAAAAACCGTTCCCGTCTTCATCACAGTCCCGCAGTCGGATGTCCAAGGAAAATATATCCCAAGTTGGCTTTTCCAGAGCTCGAACCAAAGGATCACTTGTTTTCTTTGGTTGTTTATTCCAAGTTGTTTTCTTGTATATTCTTTTTCTCATATTTCCAATTAATTACTTTAAGGCCGTTTTCCCAGAGTGTGTTCTTCATAGGTATTTTCGGGCTAACCCCCAAGTGGAAGTTCAGCCAGGCGGTCAAGTCCTCTTCGGTGGTCTCTTTGGGGACTTCAACGGTGAATTTAATTTGTATTGTTTTCATTTTGTGCTCACTATGATTTCAGTTGTGTCGCTTTTCCCACACAGCAAATATCTTTTACGGATATAAGTTGTGTCCCCTGAAATATACTCTCTATAAATATTTATAGCCATCGTATCGCCCCAAGAAAGCATGGAAGGCTCAGTAGTTAAATCTTTATTACCATAAGTCAACACATAGTCATTGAATGTGGTTTTATTTGTACTTATTTGTTGTATAACGTCTGGCATACTTCTAAGAAGAATCCATTTTTCTTGGCGTGGAGTTGTTTTTATAGAGAATGATTTTGGCATAGAAACTTCAAATGCTATTATTGTGCTCATCACGCCTACGACCACTCCTAACAGTAAAAACAATATTAGTTTTTTCATAGTTCCTCTATAATATTAATAAATTTTTTAATCAATATTAGCCAGAGCCATCGCCAGAGCCAGAGCCATAGCCATAGCCAGAGCCATAGCCAGAGCCAGAGCCATAGCCATCGCCATAGCCATAGCCATCGCCATAGCCAGAGCCAGAGCCAGAGCCAGAGCCAGAGCCAGAGCCATAGCCAGAGCCAGAGCCATCTTTTATTGTTTCCATATTGGCACCTTTATATTGTTAATAAATTTTTTAATCAATATTAGCCATAGCCAGAGCCATCGCCATCGCCAGAGCCATAGCCATCGCCAGAGCCATCGCCAGAGCCATAGCCAGAGCTATCGCCATAGCCAGAGCCATAGCCAGAGCCAAAGCCAGAGCCATCGCCATAGCCATAGCCAGAGCCAGAGTCAGAGCCAGAGCCAGAGCCATAGCCATAGCCATCGCCATAGCCATAGCCAGAGCCAGAGCCAGAGCCAGAGCCATCTTTTATTGTTTCCATATTGGCACCTTATCTAAACTCTTTTTAGCTACCTCTGTAATTGGTATAATTTCAATAATTTCTGTTAACGTTACTTCGCTTACTTCACATGGAAATTTACAATTTGAAGGATTAGTTGTTCCTTCGGTAGCCAATTGAGATAATGAAGCCGCTCCGTCCCAATACCATATCCTACGGGCATTTAACAAAATACCTTCTTTACCATTACGTTCTTTTAGATATCCTGCAAAAACTCCGGCTGTATGAGTCCTACACATAACATAAGGCAACCCGCTTGTATCAGTTACCTTGTTTTGGATTGAATCTTTGGGAACATAGATTTTCCCATTAATTGATAGTTCGTTAATCGATTGTTCCATTTTTAAAATCCTTTATATTGTTAATAAATTTTCAATATCCTGCTCGCTCCAGTAAGTCACTGGAATTCCTAATACTTCCGCCCTTGCAATTTCACTACTCATCCCACTTGTGATAGTGTCTCCAAGTACCCAGATTTCCTGAATGAACTTCCGCCCGAAAAGCTCCCTGTCGTTCCACAGACCCCTTGCTCTTTGCTCAGGGTCTGTGTCGTCAAGGGCAAGGCAGTCGGCAACGTAGGAGGCGAACGGGACTATATCCTTGTATTTCAAGTTGATACACTTTACTATTTCCAATAAGTGGGCGATGTTCGCAGGGTCGCCGCTGATTGGGTGGACTAAATAAATTATACGCATCAGAATGGCACCGAATCGTCTTCTGTTTCGCCAAGCCTGTTCGGTTCGACAGCCTGTAGCTGCTTCAATTTCTCTTGAATTATAGCAACCGAACTTTTAAGCCACTCCATTCTCGCCGAAGTATCGTAAATTGTATTGCCTTTAGCGTCTTTAATTTCTTCACCTTTGGCATTGAGCATCGGTTTAACTGGCGGCAAGTCTTCGTATTTGACCGCCCAGTTTAATGGCTCCGAACCATTGTCAATATAAAGACTGGTTCTTTCTGTTTTTGGACTGAGCCAAGGTTTCAATCTCAATTTGCCAAAATCCGTCTCGCAAGACAAGAGGCAGTTAACGAAAGACTGAAAAGTCATATTGTCGACGGGGATTTCCCAAGTGTAAATATCGGGTGCGTCTAAAAATTCTACAAGCCAAGTAATTCCAAATTTCCCTTCGGTATTCAAAGAGATGTTTTGTAAATAACCCTCAAATTGCCTGTAACAAATATCTACAACTTTCTCGCCGTTCTTATTGAGATAAGTTTCAACATTGGCGGCTGTTTCGATAAGACTTGCGTATTTCGGCTTATCCTTATCTGTTTCTTTAATTGTTGTTACCACGTAACCTGATTTTATTTTGAAGTAGTTACGGGTAGTTTGCGTGTTTGAGTAACCCATTGTATCCTCCTTAAAATAAATTAGTAGTTTCTTCAATAATTGGGCCTGCAATAGGTGCAGGCTTTTTCTTTGTTTTCTTTTGCGGCGGTTCACTATAAGCCCATTCTTTTATACTTTCCAAACTTACCTTTTTAGGGTAATTAGGAGATTTTGGTTTTATGCCGCCTTTAATGTCTTCGTAACTATTAATCCAAAACATTTTTTGCGTTACTTTGAATTGTTCGTATCGAATATCCAAGTCTGATTGACTAAGAGGGATTGCCTTATATTTCTTTTTCGTCGTCAGACTCGGATTACATTGGACAATAAAGCCTTGTTGTGCACCCACTGTCTTAGCGTAAGCAGCTACTTGCATTTCAGCAGTATAATTGACAAACGACCCACTCTTCCAGTCACAAACAGTGAGTACCGAATCAACCATGCCTACCCAGTCTAAAGTGCCACCATAGAGACCTCCAAGGTCGTAAATCTTTTTTTCAACTTCAAGGGTCTCGATTTTATGAGTAGAAGTGAATTCTTTCCACCATTCACACCAAAACATAAATCTCATCCATAACTCGCTATTGGATTCGCCTTCAATAAATTCAACCTCTTCTCCCATAAAAACACGATAAATCATATCGTGGAAATCTGTGCCAAGTTGCCCCGCTTCCTCAAATATTGCAAGCGGGTCCTTTGTGTTCCTATACCATTCAAGAAATTGTTTGCCTTTGGCGATAACATCAAAAAACGATGTAACGCTTTGCATATTAATCTCAAAGAACTCAGGTATTTCATATTCTTTGTCAAGAGTGGCATCGAAAGCGGCTAAAAAAGAAGCTCGCCCACCTTCAATCTCGTGATTGAAATTCGCTTGAATTAAGGGATTCTTTATTGCCTCAAAATATTCTTGACGACTGAGAATTTTTTTATACCAGCGTTCATCAAGATACGTGATACGCTCTAATCCTACAAAAACTTTCATATTACCTCTTTAAAACTTGTAAGTTAAATCCTTCTAAATTATTATCAATAATACATTTATCTCTGGCTATTGCGGCTTCTTTTGCCGTTTTAAATTGACCCAATGCAGCGTACCCTTTAAGATTGATAGCCGCCTTGTATGGTCTTATAGGGCATTTTTTATTAATAGAAACTCCTATATAGCCAGTAGTATTTCTTTTTGATAGTCTTATATTTCGTGATTGTATTGACATTGTAACCCATCGGATGTTGTCGGGGAAATATCCTCTCTCATTGTCAATTCTATCTAAAGATAACCCGTGTGCACCTAATCGACTTTCGTCAAAATTCGGCAACTTAGAAACAAACTCGTAAAATGTTTCAAAAGAATGAATCCATTTTTCATACATAGTTATACCACGACCACCATAAAATTTATACGGCGAAGCCGACGGACAGTAGCATCTTTGTTTAATTGATTTCCAGAGTACATAAATCTTTGTGCCACATTTTCTATGAGTTCTCATATCCACCTCAAATATTCAGACTGCCTGTTGTAACAATCATTGAAACAACGCAGAGAGCGATTGAGACAGGATTTGCAGGCAGTCTGATTAATTTTTAATTGCATTTGAATACTCTCTTTAGTTTCTAATAATTGTTACACTGCAAAATTACGGAATATTCTAATATAATGCAAGTATTTTTTCCTCTAATCAGCACCTTAAAAGTCAAGGAACTTACGCCAAGAAAACCGTTTCTTATAAGTAGCCAGCATTTCGTTCAATTCCACTCGCTCGGCTTCTGTAATGTCTTCTTTTTGGGCAAGCTCGGCGAAATTCCGCCAGTCGCTCCATTCGCAATATTCTTTGAGAGCTTCCGATATTTCATAGTTTGAGACTCTGTCTCGACAATTCTTTTCTCGTAGGAGCCAGCGAAAGTCCTGCCCCATCGACCCCTCATTGTCGTCAAGACGGCGGCAGGCGGATTCATCTTCAAACTTTAACATTGATTAATTCCTTTCAAATATTCTTGTGCCTCTTTTTTAAATTTGAATAAATGGTAGGGGTTAAGGAAAAACGACATACCATTTTCAAATCTCACCCTGATTCCTAAGCCCCATTTTTCAGATATTACAGTTACTTTCGCTACTGACAAATCAGAAACAAGAACGGCATATAATTTATCTCCTTTCTCTAGTAGTATATTTCCCATTTCTAATTCTTGTTCTCATGTTATAAGGTGGTGAGGTAAAAACCAACTGCACACTCCCATCTTGAATATCCTTCATTTTCTCCAAGCAATTGCCCTGTATCAGTTCAATCTTTGGCATCTTTCAACTCCTTAACTAATTTCTCGTTTGCATCCACAATCTTCTGCATATCCTCAACGGATATTTCTTTTTCCAAAGGCTCGAAGAAATAAACCTTCTCGTCCTCTGTCTGAAAATACTCTTTCGTTACCTTTATGACTTTCATATCTCACTCCTTAAATATACTACATTTCTGGTTAAAAAGCAAGTGATTTTAACCGATTTCTTTTGATTTTGTTGGATTTTCATAAGCAGTTAAAACCTCCATAAATCTTGATGTGTAATTAATATTTGAATGCCCGAACAATCTATTCGTCCTAAGCAATCCGTTTGTTTTAATGCTATTCCGTATTGAGTAGCTATAAACTGAGTAGGGCTTTACTTTTATTCCGACTTCGCTCCCCGCTTCATTTAGAATCCTCCCCACGTACCTCGATCCTAATCTCTCCTGAAACACATTTACCCAGAATGACGTTCCCTTTCTTAGTGCAAGGTAAGCCTCAAGAGAATCCCCAAGTCTGAACCCGCCGCAACAGTAACCCAAGTCGTGAGACTCACCTAAAAACCTCATGCTCCCGTTAATTTCTACATCTTCAAAATTCAAGTCCAATAAATTCCTGAGCTTAAATCTCGACCTGCTCATCAAAAGAAGCAAAGCTGTATTCCTCTCCCTCGAAAGTTCTCCGATATTTGCGACCCTTACATATTTCAGGATATCTGCGAAGCAGTCGTCAATAGGCGGGAGGACTTTATTTGCTGGCGGAAAATTCCGCACAATATCCTTGTATTCCTCATGGTCAAGAATTCCCTGGCAAAGCAGAAACCTCCCCAAACCAATCGCAACAGCGTTCTTACTCGAAGGACTAAGGATTTTCGTCTGGAGGTAGTACCTGAATGACTGAGTCCCGACCTCATAAGTATTGGAATACTCAGCCCAATACCGATTAAGGAAGGCTTGGTATGGTCCGCTAAAATTAGTGAGATAGCCTCGAATCATTGCCGTCTCTCCCTCTTAATTGTTATCATAAATTATTAGACTTAAATTCTTTGATAATTCTTTGACGTGCTTCATCCTCTGTAAACAGTAAAGGAATAGTATGACTATCATAAGTAATTGCAAAGTCGTGGAACTTCCAAATCCTTTCATCTGTCCAATAGTTGGAAGGTAGTTGGCTTCTCCAATAGTCGTTACACCTACCAACTTCACTCCTAATGTAATCTTGCCACCAACTAATATTACCACCACCAAAGTCATTTAATAGACCACTATCATAATCGTTTATCTTACTCATGACCGTTCCCCCAAAACAATTTCTCAATAATATTATTTATACGTTTAATTGCTTTTTTCTTTGAATCCCTCATTCCTTCTTCTACTTCAATCTCACGGTCAAACACTTTATACCACCACCTATGCTTATCCATTTGCTCTAATCTTATTTTAATAAAATAATCATCTTGCTTACTCATGACCGTTCCTCCAATAATTATTATTTAAATACTTTCTCTTTAAATTCTTTAATAAGTTCTTCAAAAGTATCCGTTAAAGGATTAAATAATTTGCTATTCTTATAAACAAATTCTGTAAATAATAGTATCCGTTCCTCTGTCCAATAGTTGGAAGGTAAGGGACACCATTCGGGGATAGTAGTAATATCTTCAATATCGGCTTCGACAAGACAGCACCAATCCTCCTTTTCAAGGTCAGAGTGGCAACAATCTATACAACTATTTATTTCTAATATCTTTTTACTCATGTTTTGCCCCTCTTACAAGATTATTAGGATTAGGTATAAATTGTTTATGGGAGTTTGGGTCTAATTTTAATTGCTGAACTATAACATCAAAATCGTTAAAGTTTCGCAGATATTCTTCTCTAAATTGTTTTTCTGTTAAATTATCTTCCCTCTCCATAAAGAAGTAATCTTCAAGTTGTTCAAGCCGTTCTATTATTTTCATCTTACTCATTACCGTTCCTTTCATTAATTAGTTCCTTGTATTTTTCAAATGCCTCATTAATTTCAAAGTAATGAAAGTATTTATTAATTCTTGAACGTGGATATTGTGCTTTGAATTGGGCTATAAAGTCCTCTTTATCTTTAAATTTCTTGCTTTTGTTTATATCTAATGTAAATTTAAGCCAGCCGTAAGGTACTCTGGAAAACCTATAAATCCACCCCTCTGTCTTTTGTGTTTTGTAATAAACCACTATCATATCTTACCTCTTTCAGAGAGGAATTTATCTAAACAATTTTTTAAAGAGCGTTCAAATGTATCGCTATAATGAGATATAAATTGACTCGATTTATCATAGTCAGACTCTGCCTTTTTATAAAAAGTTCTTGCAAAATTTTCTATATCTTGTTCCGTAAATAGTTTATCTTTGTAGGAATGTAGGATGGTTCTTAATACTTCTTTATGTTTGTCAGATTTTTCAAACCCGTATTCTGCACCAACAGGATTTGATATTTCTACTATTTTCTCTATTATCTCTTCTATAATGGAAGAGTTACAGGGACGGAAATATTTAGGAAACTTTGAAGGGTCAAACATCATAATAAGAGATTGTCCGTTTTTATCATACAAAATAAATAAATATTCTTTTGAATTATAAACTAATTTCGTCCCCTTTGGTACTCCAAATGAGTTATCGGCTGTTTCATATTGTGTCATTTTAATATAACCTTTCAAGTAATTCATATTTGCTATTAAAACTTTCTTTGCTCCTCCATTCTGTAAATCCTGATAAATACTGATATTTTATAGATGTTTTTGATACTTCTAAAATATAAAGTTCAACAAGATTTTTAGGGTAATGTCTTTCTTGAAATAAATATCTACCTTTTAGGTATTCTGTTTCTTTCATTTTGTTTTCCCTTCAAGTTGTGTAAGTGCAAAATTAAGACCTCTTAAATATCCGTCTATATGAAGCATGTCGGAATCATACATTGCATTGTATTCTTCTTTTATCTCTGCTATTGCATTGTCAAGTCTGGAGCCTTTTTCTTTATTTTTATTGTAAATTTGAACTAACTTATATTCAATTTCTTTATCCCTCATCTTGGTTCTCCCTCAAGTAATTGTAGGACATATTCTCTATTTATTAAATCACTTTTCCATTTCTCTATCTCTTTAATAGCCTTGTCTAATCGAATAGCTTTTTCATGCCAATAGATAACTTCTGGGTCTTTTGCTTGTCTGTGGGACAATTTATCTTTATACCACAATTCATCTTTCCTCATCTTTGCTCTCCTTTGTAATAACTATCATTCTATGAACATCATCGGCAAAATTCCACTCATCAAGCCAGCCTGTACTCTTTTCAAAACAAAATCCGCCGTCACTCCAAACTATTCGAGCTATAAAACCATCAATATCTACACAGTCGCCCTCATATATCTCTCTATTATTTTTACCAGAGTATCCTGTAAATTGCCCGACGGATTCAGGAAGGACCTCATATTGTATTAACTTATAGAACGGCTCGTGAAATTCTTTTTGATATATATAGCATTTACCCCATTCTTCATTCAGGACATAATATCCATATACCCATTCTCCATTATCGGTTCGCTGTCCCCGAAATTTAATCTTTCTATTCATTATTATTTCTCCTTTATATAAGTATCAGAGTAATAAGAGCCTATCCTTCGATAATCTATTCTTAACTTCCTACTTTGTAGCGGACTACTCTGATACTAATGAACATAATTATAAACATTTTATCAAAATTCCAATAAGCACTATCCCGATCAGCCAGCCTACTGCAATCAGTCGAGCCTTCATTTTCAGCATTCTGTTTTGATTCATGGTTTTACCGCCGCTACTAATCCTAAAAATTCTCCGCTTTTTACAATAGGATTCCCCTCAGTCAGCCCAAGCGTTACTTCTGAAATCCCAGCGATTTTACAAAGCTGGAAAAGCAAGAGAGGGTTAATCTTAGTCGAGGCTAAAGCTGGAAGCGAGAAGAACGAGTCCATCTCTGGGAATTTATCATTTTCTATAACATCTTCATTTTTATAGAGAATATCAGCATCACTTCTATCATAAAGAACTTTGGGGTTCTCAACTTTTCCCAATTTCCCCGAAGCACCTGCGTACGAATAGCGGATAAGCATAGCGTCCGTAGCCGCTATAATGTATTTTGTGAACACCCCTATACAATTATCAGTATGGGGGAAAGTCCTCTTAGAAGAGCTTAAAAACGTTTTTAGACTACATGAGTTAATTTTCATATTAATTTCCCTTCCTTTTCTAAATGTTCAATCACTCTGTCGGTAATCCATTCGAGGTCAGACAGCTTGTCGTTGTTGGTTCCCGAAAATCTTATAGTATTAGTTCTATCGATTGCATCGTCGATAATCGGGACGAGTTCGTTAATTAACTGGGCCTTTTCAACTAACAGCATATTTCGACCTCATAATTATTTCGTGCTCATTCGCCTTCATTCTTATACTCGACCCTTCAACATACTCAATCAGCATATTCTGAGTTTCTCCCGTCGCTGTCCAAGCCTTTCTAAATTCTGATAAATCAAAGGTTCTTTCTGCGATAACGCCTTTGATGATTGAGTCCACAGGCGGAAAGGCGTAATCAACGATTAGCAATTCCTGACCTTTGTACATCCAACAGCCGCTATGCTCGTTATAACTCAGGACGGCTTCTTTGCCAGGTTCTTGCTCCAAAATATCGGCGAGTTTGTCAACCAAAACCACGTAATCGTGTGGAGGACCTGTAAGTTCATTGACCTGAATCGGTAATTTAAGTATAATATAGCCATTTGTCAAGACTAAGCACTTTTCGTCGAGACGAATTTGTGCGTAATTATGATAGTCTTTCTTTTTGTCATCGGCTATATTATAAAAATCATGGATTAGGCGAAGTTTATAACTCGTTGGTATAATTATATTCATGCATCCACCTTTATTGAGATCGTGTCAAAAAGTTTCTTTTTTGTCTCTAATTCTCTTGAGTATGCTTTTTGCAAAACTAATAAAACACTATTATAGTCTGGGATTAAGTCCAGATTCAGATATAGGGTTTTGCTCGGTGCGAGGTCAAAAGAGCAATCTATCCGCATTTCAATTTCTTCTGGTGCGGAATTTATCAGTGCATCTAAATCCCTCACATAATTGCCAAGCACCAAAACTTCACTACTGAGTATATCAGCTTCGGCGATTACCCGTCGTTTGTCTTCAAAATTATCCATTTCCTTCCTCCTCATAATCTTCATCAACTTCGTTATCTATCGAGTCTATTAATTGTGCGGTTTCCTCCATTAACGAATACAGGGCTTCCCTGATTTCATCGGATGGAGCTTCTTGTTCTCGGACAGCTTGGAGTGCATGAGAAGCAAGGTCATAAAAGTTTTTGTTCATAGTCCCTCCTAAATATGACAATCCACTCCAACCAAAGAGTCTTCTAGATTGCATTGTTTTAAAATTTCAACGAATTTATTTTGCCAATCTTCTTCTGAGTCCCAATCGCCGTCATGCCTGTCTGTCCATACACCATTAGTATCGAGTATCCCGTAACAGCCCTGTTTTTCTTTTTCGACTAAAGCCAGAAATTCTCCGATGGTGGTTTTATTATTTTCTAATAGCTCATGCTTATTATCGAAATTAAATCCTTTGTCAGTGGATTCGACCTCTATACCTTTTATACTCCCGTCGTAACGCCCGCCGACACACCACCAATCCCATTTAGAGTTGGGATTACAGGTCCAAACAACATTCCCATCCTTATCGGGGGTTTCGTATTCTATTAATTCTTCCCAGAATTTTTCCGCAGGCATTGCCGAGTAAAGTTCAAATTGCTCTTTACAATATCCTTGAATGTATTGCTCTGCATATTTCGGCAAACACATTCTTTCATATTTAGCAATTTTATCTTTCAAATATTCTTCTTTTTTATCGGCGGAATATTTAATATAGGGATCAACTTCATTATCCTCGTTGAAATTTTCCATTTGAGCTATTACATAATTTTTGATTATATCATCGCCCTTAAGGTTCTTGGGTACAATTACACCCATAAAAAAATGACTCATTTGTCCTCCAAATATATGGTTTTCACATCATTTAATATTTTTATATACTTCTCAACCAATAAAAGTTTTACTTCCTTAGTTTGGTTGTAATACAGAGGGGTAAATTTGATATGTATGTTTTCAAAATTATCCTCTAATTTCATATCGGCGATTTTTAAGAATTTAGTTTTCATAATGTCCCAATTTTTACGATAATATGGTCGAGGCTAAATTCGCCAACCCTATCTTTGTTTGTGGCTTCTATCATAAGGTCTCGCCAGCCGTTGAGATACTCTTTAAAATCATGAAATTCATCCACATCTCCAGACTGCCATGCGATTGAGTAAGCCTTTTCGACCTGCTTCATAATTTTGCGTTGGCATTTTTCCAGTTTCTCGATTGTTTCTTCCATTAGTCGAGCCTTACATAGAAGTCTACTCCGTCAAAATTAACGGTTGTATAGTCCTGAACCATGTCCCTACTCACTCCTTCCCAATCAATATGACAAGAAATATAACTTGGTAAATCTTTTGGGAAATCTCCTATATCTTCGCATAATTCTTGACAATAATCTTCCCAATACGATTCGTTAACAAGGGTTACCCCATATTCCCAATCTCCATAATTACATTCTTCTTGGATCGTAAGGAGTTTATCGAGTTCTTCCTGTTCGTCAGAATAATCGTCTTCTTTTGGTTCCGAAGCAAGCCATTCGGTATGTGCCCCCTCATCGTCTTCGGGTTCTTTCGTCTCCCATTCAGTATGGGATTCTTCAAACTCGGTTTTACATTCTTCAATATATTCCTGTAACTCCTCGATTCTCGCAATAATATCACGAGAATCTATTGTTTGTTCCGAGTTGTCAATCGGGTCAGTTCGCATTATATCCCCTTTAATAATTGGTAAATTGTTTCAAATTCTTCTTTATAAGTTTCCAGAAAATCATAATGGTATTCCCGAAAATAGCCTATAATTATAGCTTTAGTTAAGAGCAAATTGTCTCCTGTGAGAACTTCGGGAATCTGTTCGGGATTCTTAAAGAGCTTTTCAACTCGGTCAAATAAGATATTATCTATCTCTTCGAGTTCGGTTTCGATTTGATTAAGGACTTGTTTTTTAGTTATCATGGTCTTCTCCTTCCAGAAATCCGCCAGGACTATGATACCTTCGCTCTAATTCATCTAAAGTCTGTGGAAATGCTCGGCTTAATTTTTGATAGTTATTTGAATCCGCCTGTCGCATTGCCGCCATGATAAGTTCTGCGGCTGTATCACTCATTCCCGCACCTTCTCAAATATTACACTGCCTTTTTCAAATAGAATCTCGATTTCGTTACTCACGGCATAGTCTGGATAATACCAAATGTCTCCAATATGAGAAATAGAGCCGTCATCTTCGATGTCCACGTCGTTGGAAATTATCGGACAAGTATCGCTGATTAACGCACCGATATCCTCTGGCTTTAAAAACTGCCAGCCGTTTCCAATGTAGCCGCTTGTATCCAATAGCTCGCATAACGCATTTATTGGGCTCAAATCCAAATAGAACTGTTTCTCGTAATCGGTAGGTTCTCCGCTTAATTCTATTAAGAGATTACCATCATCTTGTATAATTAGGTCAATCATAATAAGTTTCCTCCTGTTCTGCATTAAATCCGTCAATAATATCATTCGCCATTCTTGGTTCAATAGCGACATAGTCTCCACAACACTGCCATGATTCGAAATTTACGTTTTGATTAAACCAAAGTTTCGCTTCTGGAGTGAGAGGTTTAATATTCACGATTGTTCCGTTATTGATAATTTCAAAGTGTTTCATACATTCACCTGCACCCCTCCGAAATCCTCTGGCGGTGGATTGTTTCCTGGTCTCGCCATCACCGCAACAAGATTAAACATTCTGTCGTCATACGTATTTATCCCGCCGAAATAGACCTTATTCAGCCTGCTGATAAATTCAATCATTTCATCCATAGTGAGTTCACAAACATATTCACATTCGATTTCTTCCCCTTTTTCTATATTCACCCCGAAGGTGTGGATAGAAAAGGTCTTGCCGTCTTCATCTCGCACCACTGACCATAATGGCGTATCCTGAGGATCGTAAGGGTCTCCATTTTCTAAAGCATAGACTTTCATGATCTCTCCTTATAATTTGACCTTTTGCCCGCTTAATGCGGATTGGGGTGGCAAATGGAATTGAACCATTTGATAACGAAAGGTCTGTAACATTATCCTCCAAGACCACCCGATTATTAATAAAACTTTTTATTTTGTTTAAAGAACGTCCAACCTTTGACCGTGAATTTTTTAGCTGGTTCATTTTCGATTAACTTTTTAAATTTCTTTAATGCTTTAGCTCGTGTAAAAATTAAAGGAGTTTCAAATTCTCCCCAAATACCCACATAGGCATCCTGTAAATCCATCCATGTTTTATGTATGATACAGCCGTGCCCGCCCTCCTTATTTGCCATTGGGCAACCCCTGCAAGAATCCATGTCTTTATTTTTCAGTAGATAGATTTGGCACAGTGGACAGCTTGCCCCGTCACCCCAATTCACCCAAGTCTTACCTGTGGAATATCTTTTGATTAGTTCGTCTATCGCTTCGAGTGCTTTTTGTTTTTGAGATTTCATGCAGACCTCCTTTTGATAAAATCGAACGAAATCCCATATACGAAATCCCTTTCCATTCTGAAAGCACTTTCCACATTCATAAGTTTATCATCGAAGTGAAGGAACTTTTGATTGAACTTAATTTTATTAAGTAATCGTTCTGCGGTTTGCTCTGCATTGCGAAGTCCGATTGCAGGGAGATTGCCATGAAGCAAATTGCCCTTGGAATCGTAAATCGATATTTCCACCATCTCTGGTTTGATAGACAAATCCACCTGATAATTATATTCTGTTCTTTTCTCGGAAAATGGATATATATCTTTTCCGACGATTTGCATTGACTCTGTTTTCATAACTCGACCCTTAAAAGTTTAACAATTCCGCTTTTTGCGGATTAGAGTGATAAGAGAGGATTGAACTCTCGTCTTCGGTTCCACAGACCGATGCTCTACCAATTGAACTATTATCACCATTGAGATTACTCCTCATACATCTCTTTTTGCTGATGCCACATTTCATTTTCCCAATCTTCCATTGGCTCTTCGACACAATCGAAATCGTCTTTATTAGCTTCGATACCTTGTTCAAGGTCTTTGGCGAAATCCGCCCAAGTCTCATCTTCGGATTCATTTAGATATTCACGGCTAAAAATAAATTTTTTCATTACCTTAAATCCTTTACTTTGTTTGCAACTTCATTTTTTACACGAACCAGAATCGCCTGCTCTGAAAAAGTACGTTTCCGTTTCATTGCAGAGTGTGAAGCTAAGACACGAGCAATTTCTGCCGAATCCACATTAAACTCTTTACCTGCTTTAAAACAGGCACTGCCAAACTCAAGGGATTTGAGAAGAGTGCGGGCATGATCAACGGCTTTGTCGAGATTAGTCATATCTTTCTCCTGTATATCTTATTTCTGGATAGCCGTCAATACCACAGGCATCATAAAACCGTTTTGCATTAAAGTTTGGGTTTTCGACAGCTATATCCACACAAGCCCGAATATAGCCATCTACAAAATCAGGAGAAGCATTTTTGGCAATTAAAGATTTAATTTCAACAGCCATCCCTTGAAAATCTTTTTTAGTTAGCATTATTTATCCCTCAAATAATTTTATACAAATCATAAGTTAAACAGTGGAATTTCTTGAGCAGTAAATCCGCTTCTCTTTTTGCATCGGCAAGGCACTCAAATTTGATAACTCTTCCGATTCTTTGAGCTATCCATTTATGATTATTTCTATCATAAACCACCGAGCCGATTAATGTAAGATTATAAGTGTGCATCATTTATCCCTCAAATATTGTTTAACTTCTTTAATTGAGAAAAAATCTTCTTCGATAGCACTTTCTATTTTCCCGTTTACAATAGGATGGAGAACAAAGAAAATCCGTTTCTTATCTTTTTCGAACATATCAGACCATTTATTAGTTTTCTGTACGAGAAACTGACTGCCTGATTTTTTACCTGTTTTGAGACCGTAACCCAAATCCCCGAATATCCTGCGATTTTCAGGATTGAACCAATGGGGATTATTTGTTTTTAGTTCTGCGAGTGTCATAAATCCTCCTTATCTTCTAAAACCACACTTAATGGATTTTTGCGGAAATGATATGCCTTGACAGCTTTACGCCAATCTGGGCAAGTATGATAATTTAGTTCGTATTCCAAAAACTCTAACGGGCAATCGTAATAGAACGGCTCGCAAGATTCCTCCATACCTTTATATCCCCAACAACCACTTTCTTTTTTAAGGAGATATAAGACTATAACATAGTTATCAACAATCCGTAATCCCTTATCATTAACCCCGCTAATTTCTTTAACCACCCATAAATGATTACAGGTATTATCATCGGTCGAATCATACACAAGTCGAGATGCAACCACCTTGCAATTTGTTCCATTCATTAATTTGAATGATTGGTTTGACAGTTCTCTAACTACCATTTTTTTGGTAATTTTCTTATCGGTATAGAAATCCCATCCCATTTAAATACCCTCATCTTTCTTAGTCCATTGTGGATATGCGAGGCATCCAAGCCCGAACATAATCGCCACAAGGCACAATAAATAAATAATTGGATACATAGTAGACCTTTTAAATTTGAAACAAATAATTAGAATCAGCGGGGAGAATCGAACTCCCCTGATTCCTTTGCTGATTAATCAACTTTCCCTTGAGACGATACACTTCTTACTTCTGTATTATGATAAAACTGAAACCAGCCATCTAAATTTACGATTGCGTGTTGTCCTGTTGCAAGATTATTGAATGAATTTTTATGATACACTTTTCCTGTAACAAGTGTAGAACCTTCATTAATCCCATTCTCAGGATATAATGCTCTTACAACGTGCCTTGAACTTCTATCGTTACGACGTGGTAACTCAATAAACTTTATAGCTTTATTAAGTTTAGTTTTACTCAATCCCTTTTCGATTCTGAATTTTTCCAAGTCAAAATCCACTTTCCTAAAAAACCATTCGCCTTGACGAATGATAATAGAATCGGTATCATTACGTAAACGTGAAGGCATTAAGGATTTGACAGCCTCATTAGTTGTGCCGATATAATAGTTTTCATCAGGATTAAGTTCAGCAATAAAATATTGCCGTTCGTCCATCCCACAATAGATTTTTGCTTTATAGTTCACTTGTCTTTCAAAATCCCTATCACCGATTTTAGCTAAGGTAGAAAGATTTGCATTGATAAGCACCCCGCCCAGGATATACCAGTATCCTTCTTTACGAATAATCTTTCCTTCGGAATCTTTTTCAATTTTTTCCCAGATTGGCATTCCTTGTTGATTGGAGCCAAAAGGTTTATTGCCTTTGAGACCTAAATAATACCTATCATTTTTCCAATGGATTAACATTGTTTTTGCTCCTGAGAAATCCAGAATATCATCGCCTTGAATTTCTTTATAGTTTGCTCCGATTGTCTGGAGAGCCGTAAACGATACGATTGTATGTTCGTTTGGTTTCATAGCTCTTAAAACATGGGATTGATGTTTAGATGTTTCCGAACTATACGTATCACCATTGAGCAAATAAAACGGTTTATCGTCCCGAATCATCCTTTTAGCAAGGCAAAAGTGATGTCCATAGGAATAAAGATAATCGCCTTCGCAATACAGTCTATTGGATTTCCAATCCACTGATTTCCAGCGACGATTAATCTTTTGTTCTTTAAAATTGTTAATTGCAGTTTCTTTATTCATTTTGAGACCTTTTAATAAAATTTGCCAAATCCAGCTTAATGCTGATTAGGGGAGCGGAGAGAATCGAACTCTCATCAACCATTTGCTCCGCCAGGATTCTCTTTCACCTGAATCCTAATTAGGTTTAATCCTTTTTCGGATATTTAGTTTTAGTAATTGTAATCGAGTAATTAACAGTACAAATAAACGGTTTGCTTTTATCCATCATTTGACAAATTAACTCATTTTTATCGCCAATTGCTTCTTTAAGACTAATCGAACTATAACATCCATAAGACCAGGATTTAGTCCAACGATTCTTTGGAGATGCATCCATTCTAAAAAGATACAATCCCTTTTTATTCCTAATGACATAAAAGGGAGATTGTTCAATTAATTTTATATTTTCATTCATTTTTACCCAATCCTTTTAGCTTATAAGCTCTTAAAATTGTTTACCCATACATTTGTATAGGGCTAAATTTGTTAGTTAAGACTAATAAAGTTAATTACTTGTTATTTTGAGAATAAAAAAGGTACGGTAAACCAACGGGCAAACCGTACCTAATAAATTTACTTAGTCAAGTCAATAACAATATTAGTACCGTTTTCATAATTTACGGTCATTTCCGTATAACCTAAATCCCTAAGTGCTTCCCTTAGCTTAGGATTGCCACTTGCCTGTGGTTTAAAATTACCGTTTGCACTCTTGAGACTTTCAATATCAATGCCTAATTGCTTATAGACAGCATTATAACCGCCTGCAAAAACTTGTTTCTCATTAGTAATTGTAAGAAACTCAATGCTATTAATAGGTGTATTAATTTTCGTACCATTAGAAATTTGTTTTGCACCAAGAGCAATATTTTTATCTTTCTCTACCATTTTATTAATCTGTTCTACTGTAATTTTAAGCTCTGGGTAATCTTCATGGAAAACAGAAAGACACTCAAACAAACTTTGAGAATAACCATTGTTTAAAATTTCCGTTTGTTCCTTAGCTTTTAAGGCATTGAGACTTTTTTCTGAACTTGCCTTGAGAACAAATAATGATGTGCCCTGTTTTGCGTTTTGCATTAATGGAGATAATAGTAATTCCTCTAATTCTGCAATTTCGTCTTTAACAGACTTTTTGTTAATTGTTAAGTTTTCCATTTTGAGACCTTTTAAATAAATTATACATAAAATAGCTTAATGCTATTATTTGACGTGGTTTGTAATAATGAGTTACTTAACTACTAATAGTTAAACCACGTGAAAAATTAATTTGCTATTCTTAGGATTACTTCATTGTCAGTAATAGAATTAATAGCAAAGGCAATGACATGAAAATATCCAACTTGATTATAATCAGACTTTTGGTCGTCTTCTATAAAGATAACCTCATTAATAAACATATTTTCCCAATCATAACGTATAAATTGCGATTGATTTTCAAAAGTACAAATATCGTAATTTTCTAACAATTTAACTTCTTTCATAATTCAGTCCTTTTAAAAATATTAAACAAAATAATTAGTTACTATAGTAATAAGCAAACGTTATGCCAAATTTCCCATAAATAAAAAATAAATAACTTCTTTATAATACAATAACTTAATTAATAGCAATACCTGTACTAAATAAAGACACTGTACAATATAAACCAACTGTCTAATATTAGTAACCAACTGTATAATATTCAACAGTACATATTATGTAAACTAAATAAAAAGCAATATAAACAATCAGTAAGTTTACATAACTAAGTATTAACAAACGTTAATGTTTCACTATATACCTATAACAATACAGCTATATCATAAAACAGGCAATAACTATAAAGTAATTAAAACAAGTAGGTGATTACTCAACATTCCCGCAAAGTTAGTTTACATAATCACATATCTGCAATGCACTTACTTAGTATCTATATTATACTTACTCTATTTAAGTAATACATGTAGGTGATTACTCATTAATAACCATACAAATATATACCTAACTATTATTTTTTTAAAGTATATACTAATCAATATATATACCTGGTTTGCTTGCTTGCTTAGAGGATGTTAATTTAAATATCGAGAAACCTAAAATATATTTTTTGCGATTAGAAATCTCAAAAACAGATGGGGGGATGGGGACACATTGAAGGATGAGAGAGTGAAGTAATCACCCCACAGCGGATTTTGGAGACAGATTTAGTTGGCGATACTACTTAGTAATGTAAATATGTTGCTAAGATAGCTCTTTTTCGCCTTTTATGACTCTTAAGCAAGTATTTTATTATTATTACTACTTAGAGGAATGTAGTCTTAGAAACCTTCGGGAAAACACTTTTATTCTTTGGGCTAAGAAAAATCTACTTTGGTTACAGAAATCAGGGTATATTAGCATACTATATAGAGAACTCGTTTTGTTATTTTTAAGTTACTTATGAGTATTACCCTAAAGTCAGTTTACATAATATAGTTCCTATATGAGTATGCTTTTCTTAATAGGTAGGGATTAGGTTTGAAACCTCTTGCTTTTGGGCGGGGAGTTTCGTATTTTTGTAGTGTATTAGAAGTCCATGGTGGTATTTTTGTAGGTGGTAATTACTGCGGGCGAGTTGGTGGCGGAAAGGAATGAAGGCTTTATTGTATGACGGAGCCGTCCTCGATAAAATAGTGCCGTTAAATGAAGACCTTTTGGATGCAACTGATTATTATATAGTGGAGGAATGACAAAAGAAGAAGCAATGCAGGAAAATCCTGAGAAATTCAAACATCTTGAAGTTTCTTCGGAAAGGGATTTACATACCTTATCTCCAGATTGTATCTGTAAACCTTATGAGGCAAGAGAAGGTGAATATGTTATCTATGCCCATCGTGCCTTAGAAGAGAAAAGTAACGACGATTATTTTATTGAGAAGTGCAGGGAAACAGTCAAAAAGTGGGCGGAAGGCAAATTAATTAATATCCGTGAAGGATTTAAAGTGGTGGAGGAATAAATGACCTGTCCAAAATGCGGTTCAGAGGCTACGGAATATTTAGGACAACCCCTAAGAAATGATGCAATGCAATTTTATTTATGCTATAACTGCAACACAATTTTTAGAATACAGTACGGGAAAATTAAGGAGATTGAATTTATAGAAACTTTTGAAATAGGAGACATCGTTTATCTGAAATCAGGAGGTCCTGCAATGACTGTAAAGACTTTATGCGGACCAACGCCTGAGACTTACCCGATCGTCGGCTGTGTTTGGTTCGACGGCGGAACACTCCATCAAGAGCTCCTGAACCCTGGGTCCTTAGTCAAAAAAGAACCCGCAAGCAATAGAGCCTTAAAAATAGACCCAACGATTTTGCAGAAAAAAGCTGGAGAAATGTTTTGATATATATCATTATACCTACTTATGGTAAATGGATTCTTACTGCAAATTGCATAGACTCAATTCTTAAAAATACGGAAGGAGACTATAAAATTATTGTTAGTGAGGACGCATCGCCCGAAGGACAACCATTTTTTAATATACATGACCCTCGAATTACTGTCTATATCCATTCTTTTAACCAAGGTTATCTCAATAACTGCAATAATACTCTCAATGCAATAGATATGAACCCTGACGACTATATCGTACTCCTTAATAATGACACCATGGTTAAGTCTAAGTGGCTTTACTGGCTTAAAAGAACATTTGAATATTCTGACGATATTGGATTGGTAGGTGGTAAGCAAGTATATCCTGATGGGACACTTGTAGAAGCCGTTGCTATTATCTTTAATGACGGCAGTGCGATAAATTATGGAGTAGGCGAGGATCCTAACGCTCCGAGATTTAATTATTTCAAAGAAGTGGACTATGCCAGCGGTGCCTGTATGATGTTCAAACGCTCTACATGGGATTTATGTGGCGGATTTGACGAACGTTACTATCCTGCATACACCGAAGATGTGGATTTTTGCTTTAAAGTAAGAAAAATTGGACTAAAAGTAGTCTATCAACCTCTAAGTGAGATTGTCCACATAAGCGGAGGGAGTGCTGATGGCAAAAAAGAGTTTAAAGTTACAGAGCACCAGAAAATCTTTGCAAAAAAATGGGACTTATCCGAATATAGTCCAAGAGTCATGGATATTTTCCACGGAAGAGATAGGAGTCGTGGCAAAAAAACAATTTTGTGTATAGATTATATCCCTCAATACGACAAAGGAGCTGGAGATAAGACTGTAATGGCGTTTTTGGACATATTTATTGAAATGAATCTTAATATAAAATTCCTTCCTTTGAATGGAGAAACTCCAGAACCTTACACTTCTCAACTTGAGCAAAATGGAATCGAAATAATTGAGGGAAAAGACTTTATTTTAGAAAATTCAAGTAAATTTGACTATGTTTTGTGCTGTCGACCTGAAAGTTTGAATTGGGCTAAACTCTTAAAAGATAAAACCCATGCTAAAATTCTTTATTATGGGCATGACTTACATTATTTAAGGGCAAGGAAAGAATATGAGATTAAAAAGAAGACGAATCTTTTCCATACTTTTATAAAGTATTATGAATTAGAGACCGAAATCTTTGAATTAGCCGATGAGATTCTTTATCCGAGTCAGGAAGAAATTGATTTAGTTAAAAAAGGTCGGGTTATTCAGCCCTATGTTTATGATGACCCACCAAAAAGGGAGCAATTAGGTGATGGTCTGATTTTTGTCGGAGGGTTCAAACACTCCCCCAACGTAGACGGTATCCTATGGTTTATTAATGAGATTTTTCCTTTGGTTTTAAAAGAAATCCCCGAAATGAAGCTGACAATCATAGGTTCAGATATACCTTTGGATATAACTTTAGCAAGTTTTAAGTACTCACAAAACATAGTTATCCCAGACCACTTTGTAACCGACCCCGAACTCGCCGAGTATTATAAAAACGCAAGAATCTGTATAGTGCCTTTGAGGTATGGTGCGGGAGTTAAAGGGAAAGTGGTGGAAGCCATGTATTATGGAGTACCGATAATTTCAACGAATATAGGATGGCAGGGGATGCCGATAGTTTCTGGGAACGATGACCCTGAACATTTTGCTGGTAGTATTATAAATGTGTACAACAATCCAGATTCATTGTCATTTTTAACAAAGTCATTCCAAGAATATATAGTCAATAATTTTTCAAAACAAACACTTATAGATACATTTAAGGAGATACTGTGAAGAAAGAACCGTCTTTATTAGACATAGCAAACAATAAGAATTTTCCGCAGGACGTAAGGGATGCGGCGAGGAGAGGGTGGGAAAAGATAATGACAATCAAAAAAGAAAACGATTTTGCTGAAACAGCAAAAGAACGTAAGCCCCCCTATAAAATGGGCGGTGTCCAATCAATGATTAAAACAGGAGACGTATTCGACGAACTGCAAAAACAAGATATATTCGAAGTCGCAGTTGAAGGAGTAAAAATTCTGACAGAGGCTCCTGTTTCAGTAGACATACAAAATATGGATTTGTCTTTTCTCGAAAAACAGCATGAAGGAATTTATAAAGAAGTTATTATTAATAATGGCTATGGTCTCGGCGAAGAAATTAAAGGCAAGACCTTAATTGATGTCGGTGCGAACAGAGGGTTTGTTACTCTCTTAGCGTTAAAGATGGGTGCGGAAAAAGTTATTGCGGTTGAGCCAGCGAAAGAGAATCTTGCTTTGCTTAAATTAAATATTGAGCATTGCGGGGCTTCGGACAAAGTAACCTTGGTCAATAAGGCTGTCTGGGGAGTAGGAAAGATCGATTTATTCTTGGAGCAACAGGGCGAGATTTTTGTGGTCAGCGATAAAGGTCAAAAAGCCAAGACAATTACTTTAAAGGATTTGGTCAAAGGTCAAGAAAACCTTGCCTTAAAACTCGATGTCGAAGGCTCAGAATACGAGATAATCCTTAATTCGGACTTACAGACTTTAAGAAAGTTCTCTCATATTTATATGGAAATCCACGCCGAACTAAATCCAAAATTCAAAGGCTTCGACTTGATTAAGAATAAACTTAAAGAAGCAGGTTTCACCCAAACCAAGTCAAGTCCTTTGTTTTGGAACGAAGTTGAGAATGGTCAGATAATTAAATCGGTGCAAATATCTATGGAAGTTTGCAGGTTTGAGAAAGATGCAAAAACTATTCCTGTCGAAGAAGCTGTCAAAATCGCACCACCTAATCTTATAAAACAAGCAGAAGAAACAGGGCGAAAAGTTTTGAATCAACTCCCCAAAAACGCACAGGAACAATACGGCAATAACTGCGAGAGAGCTATTTTCTTGAAAGACAACCCTCTCTATGTTCGGGAACAGTCCCGCTACGAATGGACTCGCAGAAGTCTTACAGGTAATCGAATCCTTGAACTCGGCTGTTCTAATGGTTACGGAACCCGCTTCTTAAAGGACATCCCTAACCTACAATACCTTGGAGTGGACAAAGACCCCGAAGTTATAAAACTCGCAGAGAAAGAATACGGGACCGAGAATATAAAGTTCGAGTGCCATACCATCGAAGAGCAACTCGCTGCAATGGAAAAGTTTTCAAAAGAAGAAGACTTTGAACCTATTGATACAATTATAGCCTTAGAGGTTTTAGAGCACTTGGAGAACGGCTTGCAGATTGCTCAAGAGTTAAAGAAATACTGCAAGAAGCTAATTATCACTATGCCTTTCAACGAGCCCGTGGGCTTCTGGGAACCGCACCATGTCCGTCATGGGATTCAGGAAAAGGACTTACCTGAGTTTGAGATTCTTTACTTATGGAATAATGGGCAACTCATGCCTTATCCTACTGGAGAACCGACGGACCTGCTTTTCTGTAAGTGGTACGACACCAAAGAAGCGATAGTCTGGGCGGAAATTTCGACTAAGTATAGGTATTATAAAACCTTAGACAAGGCAATCATCGGAATTTGTATGCAGACCAGACCGCCGCAGAAACTTATAATCTATGACGATTCAGAAGAGGCGATTGACTTCGAGAAAAATATGCCGCCACTTTACGCTTATATCTTCGGACTTCTCTTTAATAAGGGAATCCAAGTTTTCGTGACCAAGGGCAATATGAAGGGACAAGTCCAGAATCATCAAAGAATGTTGTATGATTCGAACTGCGATATTATCTGGAGACTGGACGACGATAATATTCCAGAACCAGACACCTTAAAAATTCTTTTAGACCACATGGACTGGCAGACTGGAGCTCAAGGACAGAACGTCTGGCATTCCAATCAACCAATCATGCCTTTGCCGTCTTACACAAGGTCTTGCAATTATAGGATGAACTTCTTTGATGTTTGCCCTGAATGGTATCATTGGACAGGAGAGGACAGGGAGTTTGAGCATCTCTACTCGACTTTTATCTACCGTAGATGGATTGGGATTAAGGCGGGTGGCTACCCTATGAATTTAAGTCCAGTTGGGCATCAGGAAGAGCCGATTTTCTCTCACAAGATTTTCCGCTTAGGCTGGAAACTGAAAGTCACAAATAAAACAACGGTCTGGCATTTCAGGGAAATGACTGGCGGAGGAATTAGGAGTTTCAAGGATTCGTGGCTCTGGGAGCATGATGATTTAAAGGCAATCGAATATTTACAAAGCTGTGGGTACGAATTGAAAAAAGATAAATTTATAGTTTTGAATAATGGTCAGGGCGACCATCTCACTTTCAGATTAATCCTGCCTGAAATCAGGGCAAAGTATGGAGAAACTCATAATATTATAATTGCCTGCTGCTTTTCAGAGGTCTTCGAGGATGACAAAGATTGCACGATAATCTCACTCGCAGAACTCGGTTGGAATAAACAGCGAATGATACAATATGATATTTACGCTCAGAATACGGCGATTGGCTGGAAGGGAAATATGGAGGACGCTTTTAGGAGGATGTACTTATGAGCAAAGAGAATAAATTTGAGTGGACTGACGCTAAGGTTTTATATCTTGTGAATACTATTGTTTCCAGAACTCTTAGGGAAGCCAAAATTGAAAAGCATAATTTCTTTGGTGGATATAGCATTGTCTCCGAGATGAATGCAAGTAAAATAACGGATTTAGTTAAAGATTATAAAAATAGTCACTTATACGATACGATATGAAGCTAATTATCAGTCCTTGGAGCCGTCTCCACCCTCTAAATAAAGACGGTGGTGAGTGCCCGAAGAATTACCCTTATTGGAAGGAACTCGTCAAAGAACTGCGGTTTCTGGAGGTCGAGACTATACAAATAGGACTTTATGGCGAGGCGTTAATTGGTGCGAACAGGTATAGCTTTATTCCGAGTATCAAAAAGTTAGGAGAATTTATCAAAGAGTGTGGCGAGAAGTGGATAGGAATTGATAATTTTTTCCCGCACCTTTGCCACAGTCTCGGAATTAAAGGCGTTGTACTTTGGGGAATTTCAGACCCACTGATATTCGGGCATGAGACTAATATCAATATCTTGAAGGACAGGAAGTATCTCAAACCCAATCAGTACGATGTGTGGTACGCCAAGGATTATAACTTAGAAATGTGGCTAAAGCCAGAAGAAATAATTAATATTGTAATAGATTATATGAGGGGTGTGGTTTGATTGCAAGTAAAATTTATATATCCCTAAAATTAAGGAGAGGAAAATGATAGTAGGAATGACTATAAACCAACATGATGTAAGTTGGGAGGTAAATCAAAGTAAGTTCGGAGGAGGGAAATCAGGCATTTTAAATGCTTATGTTAATGCAACTTTTGAAGATATATCTGATTTTGCAAAAGCAAGAAACTCATTAATTATGACTGCTGAGGCACCGCACAAAGAACCCCATGAAGATATTGTATACGATTGGGGACTCTGTATCGACTCGGATGAAGAAGCAATTATTTCTTCTAATCTAAAAAATTGGCTCGATTTAATTTCCGAACCTTGTGGATTCCTTGTAACAATTAAGTCAAAATTCAAGATTTATCAAACCGATAAAGTCGTAGATACCACTACTGCAATGTTGAGATTATTCAAACTTCATCAAGGATACCGATTTCGTCATCGAATTCACGAAAATATCGGAGACGATATTATAGAAAAAGGTGGTCAGGTTTACACGATCCCAAGGAGCCTTTTGTATATTACTCATAGTGGTTATAATATGCCTGACAATGAGATAGAACAAAAATGTAAAAGAAATATTAACATATTGAAGCAAATGATTGAGGATAAAGAAGATGTGGGTTTTGCGTGGTATCATTTAGGCAGGACTTATTTCAGACTTAATCGCAACGAACAAGGCGACACCTGCTGGCGTATGGCATTAGCAAGTGGTGAATTACGAGAGAGATACTTAAGTGAAGTGATATTATATCTTAAACAAATCGACTATGAAGCAGAATATATTAGACTTAGTGCACAAGACATACAACCCGAAGTACCGTTGTCCTGAATGTAAGGGACACGGAAATAAGGGAGTTGTAGATTATAAAGGACAACAGATGTTAATTCAATGCAGTAACTGTCATGGAACTGGCAAGGTTAACAGTGTGAATAAATATGGAGGGCTAAATGACCAAAGAGTTAAGTGAAGCGGTAAAATTTGCGTTGAATAAACAAGACCGTGCTATGCTCCAGAATTTCGATTTGCAGGGGATTGCCAATATTAAAAATCCCGACCATCTTGAAGATTACGCAGAGATTGACCTGGGTATGATTTATCTGGATATTGCTTTTGTGATTTTGCAAATTGAGCAACATCTCAATTCGTTAATAAAGAGACCCTCGATAAATGATTGGAATGAATTGAGTAATGATGATAAGAGTATCTACTTACATCAATCAAAGAAATTAGTTAATTACGCTGTTAATAAGTATATCGAAAAAAGTTTTTAAACCGACCTAAACAATAAATAAAAATTAATTAGGAAACTGAATTTTCTTTTCGTATTTTTGTACCCGTGAAACAAGTATAAAAAATAGGATGGTTATCTATGAAAACAATTAAATATATTATTTATTTCGGACTTACGGTTCAACCTATCGACTTGGCTATCCCATGTTTATATGCTTGTTTCACGCCGTAAGTCCGTTTATTTTTGAGGTGTTTATATGGGTATAAGAATTTATTTTCACGGAGAGAATGGTCATGCTACGGAATCTGTATTTGAAATTTCAAGCATAGACAACATGGTATGGCTTAGTATCTCAAGAAAAGGAGAATACGAAGATGGAAAAAAATACGATTTTATCGAGGATATAGAACTCGATACAGATGATTTACCTTTAATAAATCCTTACAACATTTAAACCAAAAAATCAATGGCAGGCTGGATAAAACTTCATAGGAAACTAAAAAATAGTCCTATTTGGTATAGTTCCACTCCATCACAAAAGGTTGTTTTAATAACATTGCTTCTTTTGGTGGAATGGGAAACTACCAAAGGGGAATGGAAAGGGGAAGAAATTACCCTAAATCCAGGGCAAAAAATACTTTCCTTAAAAGAAATAAAGGAGGCTTCGGGAAGTGGCTCCAGCACTAAAAAAATTAGATGTTCTTTAGAAAAATTAAGGAAACACGATTTTTTGGCAATGGAAACGGCAAACTGCGGGCATCTCATAACCATTTTAAATTGGGAAACATACCAAGACTCTGATATTGTCGTAGGGCAAGCAGATGGGCAAGTGGAGGGCAAGCAAAGGGCAAGCAAAGGGCAAACCCCTATCATTATAGAAGAAATTAAGAAGAGAAGAAATAAAGAAAGAATAAATAGCTCAAAGCTGAATTTGGAAAACCAAATTCCCTTTGAGCAAGAAGAAAAAGAAATTATTTTCTCAATGCCTGTTATAGGAGGTGAGTGTCCGATTTGTAAAAGGGAATTTGAGATGTTTAAAGAAACCTATCCTGCTGTTGATGTTTTACAAGCGATGAAAGAAATGAAGGCTTGGTGTCTATCCAATCCTAAAAACACAAAAACACCAAGCGGTGTCTTGAGATTTATTAACAGTTGGCTTTCACGAGCACAAAATAATGGGAGGAATAATGGCGGAACTGACTTATTATCAAGAGTGCAGCTCAAAGAACCTATTGTCTATTGAGCATTTTGAGGAATTTCTCTCTATTTTAGACACAGTTTTTCCAGAAGATTATTCAAAAACAGAGGGAAAGGCTTATAAAAAAGCGAAATATACTTTTAATATTTTCATTAAAAATGGATGGAAATTGGAGCAATTTCAACATACTATGAAAGATTTTGTCGAAAAATGGCATAAAGCATTTTGGATGCCAGCAGATTTTTTAGAAGAATTTGAGAATATTTATCACATGAAATCAGTTTACTTATGACTTATGAAGACTTTGGGATAGAGGGAATTCGACTTACTGGCGACGAAGAGCAAAGGACTTATTGCCCTAAGTGCTTGAGGCGTAAAGGTGGACGTGTAACCTCTAAGGATTTAGCGGTTAATACTCAGCTCCAGACTTGGCAGTGCTTTTCAAGTAATTGTGGGTGGACAGGTTCGCTCCACGAAAAAAGAAAAGTAGAGAGACCAGTTTTTGTGCCAATAAAAAAAGAATTAGTCCCACCTACGGACAAAACTTTTGAATGGTTCGAGAAACGGGGGATCACCAAATCTGTAATCGAGCGGAATCGAATTACGAAGGATAAAGTTTATATTGCTGAGATTGGAAAAGAAGCGGAATGTATTTGTTTTAATTATTTTGTCGGTGAAGATTTGATTAATATCAAATATCGGGATAAAGATAAACATTTCTCTCAAGTAAAAGATGCGGCGAAGATATTTTACAAATTGAACGATATCGAAAATGAAAGCGAGTGTCTGATTTGCGAAGGTGAAATCGATAGCCTTTCTTTCGAGGTTGCTGGATTTGAAAATGCAATTAGCGTTCCAGATGGAGCAATTAATCCAAACGCAAAAAATCTTATTTCAAAATTATCTTATCTCGATAACTGTGCCGAGTATTTTGTCGATATGCAAAAAATCTATTTGGCGACCGATACGGATAATCCTGGAATTAAACTTCGGGAAGAACTTGCAAGAAGATTAGGAAAACGTAGATGTTGGATTGTCAGATTCCCTGACGGTTGTAAGGACGCAAATGAAGTTTTGGTAAAATTCGGCAAAGAAGAATTACAGAATTGTGTGGACAGGGCGGAAATGTACCCAGTTGAGGGCATACACTACGCACACGAACGCAGTGACGAACTAATGAATATCTATGAGAACGGGTATCCGAGCGGAGCAGTGGTGGGGTGGAATAATTTTAACAAAAAGCTAAAATTTTTTGATAGTTGTTTCACGGTAATTGTTGGCGTGCCAAGTCACGGCAAAAGCAATTTCATGGATAACTTAATGGTTTTTTTGGCGGTTATGAATGGTTGGAAGTTTGGTGTCTTCTCACCTGAGAACGCTAAAATTGAAATTCATTTAGAGAGGCTTTGTAGAATTTTAATCGGGAAAAACCTTACTCCGTTCTATAATAACCGAATGAGTTGCGAAGAAAAAGACGAGGCTATGGAGTTTATAAACAAACACTTTTTCTGGATTTTGCCTGAAAATGAGAATTATACAGTCCAAAATATTCTCGATGCGGCGGCTTATTTAACTTTAAAAGAGGGAATTAAGAGTTTGGTGATTGATCCTTGGAATTGTTTAGAACACAACTACGGGCAAGACACAGAAACCGAATACACGAAAAAGACCTTGAATAAACTAATTTATTTTGAGCGTGAGCATGGGCTACATTTATTCCTTGTGGTTCACCCAGCGAAAATGAGGCGGAAGGCAAGCTCTTCTCAGTACGAGATACCTACACTTTACGACTGCTCAGGGTCGGCACAGTTCTATAATAAGGCGGAAATAGGCATGACTATTTGGCGAGAATTTGACAGAGAGTTAAACCAAACCAAGTATTCCGCAGTGTTTATCAATAAAGTCAAGCACAATTACATGGGCGAGACAGGGACTGTCAAATTTGATTTTGATGTTAAGTCTCAGAGATTTTACGAACAAGGAGTCACAAGATACGAAGGTTCATTTTTAGATAAAAACTATTTAGGGCTAAGTCGGGAACAGGAATTTTGGTATAACCAAGAGGATGATGACGATAAACCCCCGTTCTAACAGGAGGAAATATGGCAAAGCAAGACAAATTTTTAGAAGAAGAACTAAGCCAGAGCGAGCAAACCAATGGGTGCTTAGAAAAAATGTTGAGTGCGACAGCGGATATGTTGGACGCTATGCGAAACGAAGCCAGTTATTGGCGGGGAAAAGCCAAAGAATATTATAAGCAACTTTACTTCCCAGAAGAAAATACCCCGCCAGAGGCACAGGCGGAACGTCAGGAAAGAAATAACGACCCGACTCATACAAAGTGACGGGTAAATTCAAAAGTTTAACTACGGGCTTAAAAGAGGGCAAAAATGGCTATTGAAAAATTTATCAAACAAGTCATTCTTGAAAATAAGATTGACATAAATTCCAAGAAACGCCGAACGAAGGAAAACGGATTAGCCTGCAAAATCTTATTTTACGTTTTACACATGGAGGCTGGGATGCCTCAGAAGTGGATTGGAGATTACTTTAATCGTAGTGAAATCCGAGTTCGGAATATTATCCGAGAGATTAACGAATTGCGGCATGAAGACGACAATGTCGGAGCTGCTGTGAATGGAATGAAAAAATTGTATCATAAATTTTTGGAGGAAGAATGAAATCCTACCGTAAAGAGGAACTCGAAAGATTCGTGCAATGTCCGAAATGTAGGGGAGAGAAATATGTGAAAGCCTATATCCCTTCACAGATGGAACCGAATGTAATTGTCGAAACATTACAGAAATGCGATTTCTGCGACGGACTTGGTGTTGTTGAAGTAATTGGAGAGAAAGACAATGATTAAAAAATACAAGGCGAAGCCCTATGAAATTGAGGCGGTTCAATTCACTGGAGGAAACATTAAGGATATTTCCGAATTTATGGCATTGACTGAATACGAGGAAAAAGAAGATTCAAAAGGAAAGTATATGTATATTGCGACACCTTGGCAGGCTTTCGCATTACGCAAAGACAACTATGTGGTAAAAGACCCAAGAGATATGGGCAGAGACTACTATTTCATCAGTATATTCAAGCCAGAAGATTTTGAAAAAATGTATGGAGAGGAAGATGAGTAAAATACAGCCTTTGGATTTTGTCCGAACGCCCGAAGGAGCAATAGCATTTGTAATTGAGGGGACTCAAAAACATCTCAGTATTGACTATTTTGGTGGCGGGAATCCGACAGGTGAGAAAAATGCTTGGTGGGACGGGGATGAATTGGAGTATCTCGACAATCTCCCATCGTTATTAGCGAGGAATTTGCCACACCCATTCACAGATGGCGATAAAGAATCGCTTGAAATTTTTCCATTAAAAAGAGGTGAAAAATGATTAAAAAATTATTAATAATATTTCTTTTGTTTACGACAAGTCTATCCGCCCGTGACATCAACTGGTCTCGTTATTTCAAAGCACGGGCAAAGTACGGGGATTATGTTGAGAGTCTTGTCAAGACTTATCCTGTCAAGATATATTTAGTCTATGCAGTAGCGAGTTGGGAATGTAACTGGGGAGCAAATACAATGCAGGTCAAAGGGGGTCCGAAAGAGACACGGGCAAGTTTGCGTTGCGGAGTGAAGAACTATTTAGCAAGGTTTAATCGTGAATACAGAGGCAGTCAACTCGCAATTCTCACCGCTTATTCAGGTGGGATAGGATATTTGCGGAACATGGTAAAACGCCAATACGGGCATAAAGAGAAACCGCCAAAATTCCAGAATATCTACAAAGAGACACGCTGGTATTTGGCGAGAGTGGATTTTCACGGCAATAAATATGCCCAAAACGTATTAAGTCTCGCACAAAAAATGCAGAAAATCGACCAGAGTCGAGCATATTCCAGCCTGATTTCCGCAAACTGCGGAGCAGGAAGTTTTTTAAATGTGAAAATATAGGAGGAGATATGCCAAGTTTAGGGACAGGTTTTTCATTGGGGAGTGGTGGTTCAGGATATAGGTCAAAACATATAGGGGCAATCTTTACGTATGAAGAAGCGAGAGATGCGTATGACAGGGATTTTGAGCGAAGGTATTTAGGATTAGAACCGATGGAAGAGACTTTTAATTTTCCAGAATACAAGTTTGAACTCGATGAAATAGTCCTCGCAAATAGTTTATTAATGAAAAACGACGGTATGAATAATATTTTTGTCCCAGAAAAGACAAGAGGCAAGGTGACTGGGAGGAGCATGGTACACATAATCAATGGGGTTGCCGAGAAGTATTCTGTGGCTTTCAATCTAAATGGAAAAGTAGTAATTATAAGTGAAATATTTGGGATTTTATTAGACAAGCAACATAGTTTAAAACGATTTATGAAACAAAAGAAAGGGTTTATTATGAATTTACTCAAAAATTTCTCGAATTTATTTACCAGCGAGCCTGAAAAAAGTTTCAGAAAACTGGGGATTACTAACGACTGCGATATTTTAACCGCAGATGGTCAGCAAATTTTTATGTCTTGGTTATTGCAGAAAAACAAAAACGAGTTCAAAATCGAAGTGATCGACAAGTTGCTCGAGGAAGAAAAGGAGAAATTATGAAATTATCATTCAATATGCGGTACATAACATCACCAAACGATGTGATTTTAAGTCTTATGAGAACCGCAGAAGGCGACACTATCCAAGAGATTTACGACAAAATAGTTGCAGGGCTTAAAGAAGAAGTAGGCGAGAAATTCAAAGTTATAGATTTCTCGGTGTTTTCAGATGCGACTTTTATGTCAGGCATGAAGGAGGACGAAAACAAACAAAGGGCTTCTGGTAATTTGCCGCCAAAGCCAACGGGCACTGGGGCTTATATAGATCCAGACAAAATTGCGAACACAGAGGAAACAAGACAATCTCTATTAAAAACTGTAGCAATATTGAATATAAAACTTTTAGCGAGAGGCAAGTTCATGGGCAAAAAGCTCACTGTTAAAAAGTACAAAAAGATACTAAAAACCATTGACTCACAATTAGACAAACTATAAGGAGAAAAATGGAACTTAACGAGCAAAATATCATCTGTGCAATAGTTTTAACAAAAACAGGATTTGAAATAATCAAAAATCCTTTCGGGGACAATACGATTATCGTCGGACTTTTGGAACAAATAAAACTTGAATATTCATTAAGGGGTTTGGAGCAACAAAATCGACCGAAGTCTGATATAATAACTCCTAACTAATTTATTCCAAAATTTTTTATATAGGTAACTCTTTTAAATAAAGGGGTTACCTTTTTTAGTTTATAAAGTACGTTAAATCGGACAAAAAAATCCTTGCTTTTTATCTAAATATTTCTTAGATTTGAAATAGTTTTGGGTAATTTGTAGAATCATTAGTGATGATTTGATGGATTTAGATGTGGATGAAAATGGCAAACTTTCAGAACCGAAGGAATTAACCCAGAGGGAGGACGACTCTTCCATAATCGGATTTTCAAGACCCACCGTAGAAATGTTTGAGGAAGCCAGCGATATTCTTATGCACGAAGGACTTAAACAACTCGCTAAAATCATCACCAATGAAGAAAAAACCACACTTTACATCACCGAAGACATACAAACCGAAGTCGATAAAGTTCCAGCGAAAGAGAAAATACAGGCAATGAATACGGCTGTTAAATTTGCATCGTATCTCGATACGAGAAAACAAAACGCCGAAAAAGGAAAGAAAAGGGAAGTTGTAATATCCGACGAAATGAGGATAATACAGGAGGATTCCGATGAGTGACCTCGTATTGTCGGACTATATGAATATGCACCCTCGCCAAAAAGAGGCTTATAAGTACGTGGGGAAAAAAGCGGGCAGTTATTTCAATGCAAAAAGAGGTCGGGAAATTCCTTTTGGTTATTACATTTATTACGGCGGAGCCCGTGGCGGAGGCAAGTCCAGATTTTGCCTTGACGCTTCTGTTTCCGTTGCCTTACAAATTCCTAATATTGAAATAGTAGTCGTAAGGAAGACGCACAAAGAACTTCTGAAAAGATTCATCAATCCTCTCCAACATTTTTATCCAGACGAAATATTTGGTTACAATTATCGAGAAAAAGACGGGATGGCTTATTTTGAGAATGGAGCGACCATAAGTTTTCAAGAGTGCGAAAATGCCAAAGACGCCGAGAAAATACAAGGTCAGGAATACCAGTTAATGATAATCGACGAAGCCAATCAATATTCACCAAAAATAATAGACTTATTATCGGGTTCATTAAGAGCGACAAAGGTACATCGTGGATTCACGCCGACCTTGATTACCACGGGGAACCCTGGTGGGATCTCCGATTTATACTTCAAGTCACATTTCGTAAGACCCGATATCAACAAGTGGCGTAAGCAAGAGATTCTGCAAAAAGAAAAATATATATTTATTCCTGCAAAAGTTGAAGACAACCCTGATATAGACGACAGTTACATTTCTTGGCTTGAAGGTCTCCCAGATAAATTAAGGGCGGCTTGGCTTGACGGTAACTGGGATACATTTCAGGGGCAATTCTTCGATGAGTTCAATATCGATGTGCACGTAGTCCCGACTTTTGAGATTCCCGAGCACTGGGTAAGACAAAGTGGAATGGATATGGGATATACGGACGAGCATCCCTGCGTCGTTTTGTGGGGGGCACAAGACCCGAAGGATAATACTATTTACGTTTACAGAGAATACTACGCCTCCGCTACCTTGAATGTTTACATGAAGCAAGTCGAGTATTACGAAAAAGGAGAGACTGTTTCTATGAGATGGGCTGACCCTTCGATGTGGTACTTACAGTCAAAAGAGGACTATTCCACCGAAACTCCAGCGTCATTATTTCTGAATTACGGACTTCCTCTTATGCAGGCACAGAATAAAAGAATAAACGGGTGGAGAGTATTAAAACAGTGGCTTCACTGGACTACAAGGAGACCGCCGAAATTAAGAATCATGGATAGTTGTGCCGCTTTAATTGAGACGCTTCCTACTCTCAAATATAATGAGAATAGTTTGAAGAACATGGAAGACATGGATACGAGACAAAAATACGATGACTTTGGGGATGCCTTGAGGTATTTGATAGTTAATGGGTTTAATTATCCTATAACCGAACCAGACGACGAACCGATTTATCAACTTGACGGCGGAACGGTTGAAATCGAAGTCGAACATATAGTCGAAGACGAAGAAAAAGAAAGACAACGGAAAATGGATAGATTTAGGGCGGTCGCATGAGTGAAGTAATAGAAGATGTGATGGTAATTGAGTCTCCAGCTTTTGAGTACGTCAAAGGACAGGAGAACAAATTCGATATTTACGCCCGCATACAGTCGGACTTAAAAACTGTGAATCCTTATTTCGAGGCACAATATATAGCCCAAAAACAAAATCTCAATTTCTATTCCAATGACCAATGGACTCCAGACGAAATAAACAAACACACTCTTGAAAATCGTAAAGCGAGGGTTTTCAATGATGTCCAGAGTAAAATAGACCATTTAAGAGGGACGGAAACCCAAACTCGACTTGACGCAAAATGTCAGGCACGGGAAAAAGGGGATGAAGCTGCCGCAGAACTTCTTACATTTATTATCAAATGGGTTGAGCAGGTTAATAATTTTGAATTTACTAAGAGCGAGGTTTTCACAGACGGACTTTTAGGATATGGAGTAGCTACTGTGAAGTGGGATACCAGTGATATAGTCCACGGTTATCCTAAAATCGAGAGAATTCCGCCAGAGCAAATAGTTTGGGATACGAATGCAAAGAAGTCGGATTTAACCGATGCGAGGTGGATGGCAAGATGCCTTTTAATGACAAGAATGGACGCTATCGAGATTTTTCCAGACCATTTACAGGAAATAAATGCAGCTTCTTTCGGAATTGCCTATCTTTCGTTTTTAAACCGTGAGAACTGGCTAAAAAGTACAAATCTTTGGGACAAAGGTAGACAAAAAGTAAGCGTAATAGAATATTACGAAAGAATAAAAATCTATAAAACCATAGTAATTGACGATATTGAAGGAAAAGAATATCCTTTTATGGACTCTAAGGATGCCGAAGATTTTTATCAAGGCAAAGTAGACCAATATGCTTCTGATGGTACAAATATTTTCAATCCCGATGGCAGTCAAATGGTAATGAAAGTTACTACTTCCACCGATGCGATACAGGAAACAGTGATAATTGGCGACCAGGTAGTCGAGCACTTCACTACTGCCTTAAATGCTTTTCCTTATGTAGTATTTTTCTCGAATTTCATAGACGGCAAATTATGGGCTTTCTGCGACGGGTTAATAAGCCCTCAGCAATTAGAGAACGAGTTTTTCTCCCAATGGGAATGGGAAATCGGAACGGGGACAAAAGGTGCGATAAGTGTAATGCAGGCTCTTCTTGCAAAAGGTTACGATATAGAGACTTTAAGGCAAGACCTTTCTCAAGGTGCGGCGGTTATTCCAGTTATGAACCACCAAGCTATAAATCCGATTCCTAATACACCAATCAATCCAGCATTATTTGAAGGCATTACTTTCAGTAGATTGTTTATGAGCGAACTTTCTGGAGGTAAAAACGCACTTGGGCTTCAAGAAAACGCCGCAGAATCAGGCAAAGCGGTAGAAGTCAGGGTGGCACAAGGAGGTTTATCGAGGCTCCCGCTTTATGATAATCTAAGAAAATGGCAGGCGAATGTCATGTTAAGAGTGGTTTGGTTCATTAAAAATATTATGACCCCTGGGCAAATCTTGAGAGTTTTAGGGAATGACGAAGATGTAAGTTACGTGAATCTCGACGACGAGCTGCTTGACTCTTTAAGGGAAATTAAAGTTGATATTACAATAGATGAAGCCTCGAAGTCCGATTCTTCGAGAGAAAGAAACTTTGAGCAATTAATTAAATTAAAACAAACCTGTCCCAATTTACCTGACGAAGTCTGGATGCCGATGATAATAACGTATTCTTCGATTCCGCAGTCCAAAAAGGACGAAATGCTAAAGATGATGCAATTTTATCAGGAATATGAGAAGCAAAAATTACAGCAAAATCACGAACAAAAACTCCAGCAGGACGTACAGGATTCCCTTTACAAAAGAAGGATAAAAGACCAATTAATGCAACAGGAAAACATTGATGCAGGTTTAGAGGAAGTTGAAACTAAAAGGCGTGAACTTGACAGGAAGTTAAGGGAATTGGAGAAAGCTGGCGAGGATGCCGCACAAGCACAGGTGGATGCACAGAATGCGGCGGGAACTCCAGAGGAGCAGGCGCAATTACAAACGCAGCAAAAAATGGCTGATTTACAAGGTAACAATATAATTTCTAATGTTTAATTTTTAGGGGATATTATGGATGACGTATTTGCAGAGTTCGACAAAAATCAACAGGTCGAAAATGCACCAACAGAAGCACCAGAAGAAGCTGGTGAAAGTGAGTCCGAAGACGAACTGCCAGAAGGCGAGCCCACAGGGGATGAGGCGGCAAGCGACGCAATAGAGGTAGAATACGAAGACGACGGCGGAGAGCCTGTTAAGGAAAAGTATACTAAACAGGAACTTGCGGCATTTGTGAAACTTTCAAAGATGTCCGACAAAGACCAGATATTAATGTCGGTTGCACCAATAATGAAGAATATCACAAATAGCAAAGTGGCTCAACAAATCCTTCAATATATCAACGAAGGTAAAACTGACGAAGAATTAATGAGGGGACTTCCAGAGTTATGGAAGCCGAAAGCCGAGCCGAAGAAAGCCGAAGAACCAATACCTCAGTTTGCGACAGTGGCAGATGAAATCGAATGGCGGGCGAATCAAATCGTAGAGAAGAAACTCGCCGAAAAATATAAGTCTGTGGAGAATCTGGAACAAAATATCCTCAGGGAAAGAACCCAAACTCTGAACAGGGAGAATAACGACAGGGTACTTGAAAAAGCACTCTCGAATCTGGGATTAACGATAACCGATGTTGATGACGAAGGCAGGAAAAGGCTGACTAAATCTTTCAGCGTTTGGTTCGGGAATACCCCAGTAAACGATGTGGTTCTTTCACCCGCACAGGCTAATATTATAGTAAAGGACGCACTTGGCAGGAAAAGACAGGTTAAAACCCAGCAAATTGCCCAACAGCAAACAAAGGTTAACGGATTACCGATTCAGGTTCCGAGCCAAATTGCTGGCGAAAAAGGCGGCAAACAGCCTCCGAAAACTATCGATAATGTGCCAAGGGAGGAGCGTTCAAAAAGATGGGATGAATTAGTTTTTGGACAAAAATAAGGATTAAAAATGGCAAATAATTATCAAAATATGAATCGCCCTGGCGTTGCTACTTCAACGAGTACCGATCCGCATCTTCTATTAGAAGATTTGGATAAGACTATTCGTGAATTAGAACCCAATGCTACACCCATACAGAGTTTGGCAAACTATATGGGCAGGGGAGCGGTTCCGACAAGCAACAAAATACAGGTAATGCAGTATCATCAATTCGACAATTATGACTACTGCTCAGCAATAACGTTGGGTACTGGAGCGGATACAAGGTTCGCAAACATGACAATCGACCAGTTATCGAGACCAGACACAAACAACGTTATGTACTATCAGCCACAAGATAAGTTTTACATTCAGAAAACAGGTCAGGTGGTCGAGGTTGTAGTGACTCCGAGAGCTTCTATCTCTTTGGGAGATGGGACTTTCTGGGAATTTCCGAACGATACTTTAACTGGCAATTCAACTACCCGCAGTTCCAACGGAACAGTCGTAGTAAGAAACATAGAACCATATCCGATACTCAGTTTCACTGCTTCGGATATAATCTATCTTGGCAGGACTATCTATGAAGGACAGCCGATTGAAGCCGAGAGTCAGCAAAGAAGTTTTGTTTACGATTACAACTACGTTGAGCATAAGGAAAAAGTTTTCCAGATGACCGACGACCAGAAGAACTGGATAAAGAATAGACTCGACCTTCCTCTTTGGGACTGGAATCAGAAACAAATGATGAAAGAATTCAAAGTTGAAATAGATTACTCTTATCTCTTCGATGAAAGGGCTTATGATGATGCAGTTGCAGGGCAACCTAAGACTCACATGAGAGGGCTGTTGCATTCAATCAAAACAAATGTAGCTTATTACAATCCAGATTCAACCAATGATTTCGAGAAAATGTTCTCGAATTTCTTATTTGAGCAAGGATTCAGGTATAACGATGCTGGGAAAAAGAATAAACTCTGTATTTGCGGCGGAAGATTTCTGTATAACTTCAACATGGCGTTCAAAGACTATCGTCATACTGCTGGAGTAGCACCTTCTCAAATCGGAACAACTGCTGGTTTGAATATGGATACATATATGCTGCCAGGCGGTTTCACTGTTACAATGATGAGAAGTGAGGCTTTACGACAGAACACCAATCACGAGAACTGGGCATTTATTATCAACCCAGACTTTATGAAAGCCAGAACAGTTCTTGATTACACATCAAGATACTATCAGCTTGCAAACGAAAGGGTTAGCAAAGTAATGGTCGAATGGCAAGGAACTATTGCCTGGGAGTTAGAACAGCAACACGCACTTTTACGTACAACTTAATAGGAGAAGGAAATGAGATATATAACATTGTATGATACGCTGGAACTATTCTCTAAAGGCAATGGGACTAAATACAGATTTGGACCATTCGGCATTTTGGATTTAGGCTCTGGCGTTACTGTCGAAGTGGCCTCTTCGACAGATTCGGACTGGGATTTACAAGAACTTTACGCAACCGACCTTAACGGGGCGACTACTAATTCGGTAGAACTTTGCGGTCAGGGTTCGTTGAATAAAAAAGATTCCGCAGGTGGAACTTCGTTAGCATTAAGAGACGGATACAGGGGAATTTTCTTCCCAGCACCCGTTATCACAGTTGCAACTTCCGAGGCTTCAATTCCAGAAGTAGCGGGGATTTACTACATTGTTCTCACTGGTAGTGTGACTTACAACGGAACACTTTATACAAAGGGTCAAACTTTTGTAACCGCAGGTTCAGTTGATGAATTTACTTCTACCGACGGTGGAACTATCGCACTTTGGTTCCCGCCAGAGTTATTGAAGGCAGCCGACCGTCAAGACCTTTACAGGTTTATTATCGGTCATCTGAACGACGGTTCAGAGGTAACTGGTGCTTACAACAACGTCACTGGCTATACAGGCAGAGCGGGCATAGATTCTTCCGTGACAGCGGATTATTTCGGACACTTATAATAAAGGGCGGTTCGCCGCCCTATTTTTAAATAATTTAAGGACTAAAAATGGATGATGTTTTTGAAGAGACTGGAAATGCGACCGCACCAAAGCAGTCTATACCTGTGATACAAAGAGTAAGACCAGCGAAGAAATCGCACAAGAAAATCGTCAAGCAGGAAGTCGTGAAGCAAGAAGTCGTGAAGCCTCTGCCAGAACCGCCCAAACAGGCGGCGAAAGTAGTAGAACCTCAGACTCCGCCCAAACAGGAACAGGTTTTGATTAATCTCGAAAACTTGATAATGCCTAAAAAGGCTACTATTAAGAAAGTGGGAAGAGAGCCTGGAATGACGGACGAAAGCACGGCTACGAAATTCTTTTCCGATATTAAAAACTTGCAGTTGTTTATAAACGAGACTACGTTTATCGAATTTTCAAATAATCATTATTTTACCGATAATGATGCTGACATTAGCTTCCTGAGAAAACACCCAGCATTTGGAAACGGGAAAACAGCGGCAGGTCAGTTTTGGGAAGGGAAATTTCCCGATGACGTGATTAAAAAAGCAAAAAAAGACAAAGACGAGCTTACTAATATTGCAGAGATGAAAGTTAGTCCTGATATTGATTATTAGGAGTAAAGATGATAAAAATAGCACAAGGCGACCCGTACAAAGGTGAGTCGTATAGTTACCAGAAAGGGTTGACTCAGACCGAAGACTACATCCCGAATAAGAGTTCGGATAGTGCCTTGGTTAACGGACAGCCCAAACTAAACCCTAAAACTTCGTCAGAAACGGCGAAGACGTTTTACGTTATGGGAAGAACGAGTGCCGCCTTAGACCAGAAAAGACAGGATATTGAACACGCTAATAGTGCCTTATTGGTTCAGCATATAATGCTGGAACAACTAAAATCTCAGATTCAGAATGTGCTTATGAGCACGGTTTTGAACCAAAAGATGTTAGAGACACAACAGGCGAATCAATTTCCTCCTTTGCCGAGTGGGGGTGGCGGATTTCCACCATTGCCACAGGGTGACGATACTGGTGGCGGGATGTCGCAAGGACAGCCTGACATGAGTCAAGGTGGTGGATTGCCAGATATGTCTCAAGGTATGCCGCAAGGTCAGCCACAGTATCAGGGTCAGTAATGGACGGCGATAAATTAATCGATAGAGTCCGCACTATTTTGGGGGATGTAGAGACATCTTACAAGAAGGGCACGTTTTGGTCTGAGGTAGAAATACTCCAGTCCTTAAACTTGTCTCAGGATATTTTTATTAATGCCTGCATAAGATTGAAGCAATACTACTTTTTAAATGGACTAATTACAAGTGCGGACTTTTTTACTGCTGCGGGGGAGAACGATTTACCAGCGGACTACCTTCATTACATAAGTGCGGTAGCAGGAGCGGTTAAGGATTTTTCGCTTTTAAGAATGGCGAGGGTATATCTCGGTGGAATTGGTTATACGTATATGTATGTTAATCACGATGCGGTTATAATTTTAGGGGACAGTATTTATTTTAAACAAGGTGGCGACGACTCTAAGGGTATCCTTTTTTACTTTTGCAGACCCACAGACATAGTAGCGGAAACTTTTGATTCCGTATTTCCAGACTATGTATATTACGACATCTTAGCAAACCATGCCAGTATAATGTTAGGTATGAAAGAAACTCAAACTTCAAGGGAGTTTAAAAAGACCCGACGGCAGATTCAACAAATTGTTCTGTATCCTAAGAGGATTGACAATTACATTACAGATGTAAAGAAGAATGATTTTGAACCAACTGTGGAGTTTCCGAATGTCCAACAGCCTAAAAATCAGCAATAAAAAAGACAGGGTGCTCAATGCCTTTATTGAGAAACTGTTTGAAGACGAATGTATTTCGGGCTTTGCGATGACGCTTACAAGGACCGAGGATAAAATTATTGCCCATTACTTTGCAACTAATCCCATGGAAATTGGGACGCTACTCGACATTGCCGAGGAGGACAGGTATTTTATATTAACCAGAGACCAAGATGACGAGTAACGAAACTATAAATATGGTGCAGATGTTAATTGACGAAGCGAAACAAGAATTTCCGCTTTCACAGGGAGAACTTGAAATCGTAAGGGTGATTAATGAAGCACAGATGTTTAAGATTCGGGAGTATGTTTTAAAGAACGAAGAACGGGCTTTGAGACCACTTTATAGATTCAGGCAAGGGCTTCTTGACTCCGATATCGTGAATACAAATGCAGGTGAGAAACTTCTTTTTACGAGAGGAGTAAGGCTTTATTCTTCTGACGACGTCCCTATTGACGAAGGGATAACAGCGGCTTATCTTCAAAATAATATGTATATGAACTTCTTAGCTATTAACGGTTTTGCCGCAGGCGGGAGATTTCCAAGGCAGGCATATTTCACGGTACAGGCAGTAACGGCGGCAAATGAAGAATACCCAATAATAAGATTCAATGATTTAACTGGCACTACCCATGCGGACGTATGGTTCATTTGTGAACCTTTAAGATTCAGTTGGGACGTAACCACAAAGTTAGGGACTCCGTTGCAGATAGCTTCTGAATATCACATAGAAGTCTGTACTTTGGCGGCTGAGATGATTAATGATTTGGATATAGGCGAGAACGAAAGGTCTCAGCCTCAATTCCAGAACGAGCAAATTCAATTAGACAAAGTGGGGAATATAGGTGGTTAGATTTAAAAACCATAAAGCAGGTAGAGGCGGTTGGAGCGAGTGGATTTATCCACACCCAACAAAAAATTATTTGCTAAAATGTTGTGATTGTGGATTAGTCCACGAAGTTCAATTTAAGACATTTGTGGAGAAAAGAACAAGAGCAAATGGAAAATTTGAAGTTGTTAAATTGCCATTACCTATAAGAGCAATGTTTAGAGCGAGGAGACAAAAGGGTGGTTAATTATATTACGATAACGTTAAACGATGTCTTTCAGGAAGTAATAATGCGGATGGGGAAGAATCGTAAAGTCGAGAATATTGACTGGACGACTATTGTAATTATGATTAATAGGGCAATTCAGGAGACTATGATTAATACTTTGGCTTATAAACAATGGAGTTATTATAAAACTTGTGTTGTTTCACATGGAACATCGATTCCAAGAGATTTTATCAGGCAAATAAGATGTTTGGTTTCTAAGACAGGGCATCCTCCTTTTAATGAGGCGAGACACGTACAGGCGGAAGAGTTCAACAATCTTCATTATTGGAAGAAAAACGTTTACTGGAATTCTTCGAGTCCGAGTAATCCTATTTACAGTTTCTGGGGAGATAATTTACAGCAATTTATAATGATAAGCCCTAATACTACTTATCAGACAGGCACTTGCCCAGACGGTTACGTCTATAATTTGCATGACATGAGCGGAATTCTCGAATATTATTATATGCCAGCAGACCTTGTGAATAACGATGGTGCGGTAGAAATACCTTTTGAATACTGGGAGCTTCTGATTTTGGGAGTTATGAGAAGAATTTATCTTTACCAAAGTGAGCCGATAATGATTGCGGCGATTCAAAAAGAAACGCAGGCATATTCAGTGAACTTAGAAAACAGATTTTTAGGTTTAAGGACTTCGGAGAAAAGAGTTCTTGATAACTTTACTGAAGAAGTAATACCCTATAAATCATTTAAACCATTTAAAAGGAGTTAATAATGTCTCTAATAACAATTATCATTGTATTGTGTGTCGTAGGATTTATACTCTGGTTAATCAACACCTATCTTCCTATGGACAAGAAAATAAAGACAATTATAAACATTGTCGTAGTCATCACAACTATTCTCTGGTTACTCCAAGCGTTTAGAGCGATAGGCAGTATTAACCATATTTACGTCAGATAAACTATTTAGGAGATAAAATGAGAACTTTAAAAGAATATTGTAAATTTGAAGGTATTAACTACAAAAAGTTAATAAAATTAACAGCGGCGGGAAAAGTTAGACCGACTTCTTGGTCTTATATAGACACAACGGGAGGCGACGTGCTTTTGAAATCCGAATGTGAAAGATATTTAAGGAAACTAACATATCGATATAACATGGGATGACAGCACAGAATTACATAGACGAAGTAAAATTAAGGATTGACCGAAATTCCGTAGCAATGGATTTAAGCGACCCAATGATACTCTCCTATGTGAATAGGGCGAGAGAAGAGGTGCAAAGAATGAGTCTGCCTCTTTACCCTGAAAGGTATGGCAAGATTCAGGATATAACGTTAACTGACACGGAAGACCCTTATTTTAAGATTGAAGGTTCTTATTCGGGAATCGACATAGGTCTAATTCAAGCGGACTTGCCAAATGATACGATTGACGTGCACATGGTGTTTTTGAGGTATATTTTAGATGGTGTGACTTATAGGAACGAAGCAAGGAAAATGGAAAAGAAAGAAGTTTATCAGTCAAATATGGGGGCTTGGAGTTCAGGAACGGCTTCGGAACCCTTATATTCGGTTGATAAAACTGGGAATACTTACAGATTAATTCTTGCAGGTTTAAAAAACAAGGTCTCATTATTCACAGAAGCAACGGGAATCACGGCAGAAGTTTGGTATACTGCGGCGTTACCAAGCATAGAAAACTCGACGGTTGCAGATTTGACCTTGGCGGACATCGAAGTAAGCATACCAGTCGAACTCGAAGAAGCGGTGGTTTTAAACGCCATTCTTCTTTGTCTGGAAAATATCAACGCCGAAGTCGCAAAAGAAGTAGTCAATCAGGAAATAATTTACATGAACAAGACAATTAATAATCGTTATCAAACTAAATTGGCTCAGGAGTCTCAGTTACTTCCGAGCAAGGAGT